CATTTGAGTTTTGGTGCCCATGGTCAACAAGCGTTGTTGCTTGATGTAACCCATTGTGGCTTCGGCTTGCGCAGTTCTATCCAGGCCCATCAGCTCCAGCTGCACACGCTGTTCTCTGGTCAACGACCCCATGGTATCCTCAAAGGCCTTGCGACCTTTGAGAACTGAACCTCCAAACAATGCTAAATCTTTGGAATTTTCATTTACAAGTTTGAGATACTCACCAAATTTTTCTGTGCCTAACCCAACTTTTTGCAAGCCGTCAAAAACATCCTGCATGCCACCAGCACCAGTGGCACCAATTTTGGCCATGTCTTGATAGGCTTTAAAAACTTGATCAGTATGTCTTGCTACTTCAGCACCAGCTTCTAGTAGTTTACCGGTTAGCAATCCTAGGCCAGCAACTAACGCTTTGACTACTGGTCCACCAGGAACCAGAATTGCCAAAAATGCACCTGCATATTTGGCAGCTTCGGCCATTTTTTCTATACTGGCAGCAGCGGCCTGGTTGGCACTGGCACCTTTGTAAACTTCTTTGTTGTAGGTAACAAATGCATCAACCACTGCGCCGGTCGCGCCGGTCGCAGCGTCCATTTTGGATTTGAATCGAGAGGCAGCTTCGCTTGCTCCTTTTTCTTCTTGCGCAAGTCTTTTAGTTTCAGCAGACGCAGCAGCAGCGGCCTCAGACTGAAATCTTGTGAAATCAGTAAGTTCACGAGTGGCATCGGCAAGTCGTCTTAATTCTTCTTCGGTCATGGTTTATTACCTATAAGTAGAAGTATATTTATAGGTAAAAAAATGACCCAATCTTTGAATCCGCTACGAGCGTTTTTCCGTCAACCTGCCATTTACGTTCGCTTGCCCAGTGATGGACAATTTTGGCCGCCAGGCAGCATAGACATGCCAGTCAATCGAGAACTGCCAATTCTGCCCATGACTGCTATGGACGAAATTACCTATCGCACTCCTGATGCACTGTTCAACGGAGCAGCCATTGTGAGTGTGGTACAAAGTTGCATACCCAGCATTAAAAATGCCTGGCACATGCCCAACTGCGATCTCAACACTATTCTTACAGCTATTCGTATTGCTAGTTATGGACCAATGATGGCAGTTGACACAACTTGTGAAAATTGTTCCACAGAAAATAATTTTGAACTTGATCTAAAAAATCTATTAGATACGTTGGATACACCAGACTTTTCAGAATCTGTCAAGCACGGTGATCTTGAAATTTACTTCCAGTCTGTTGCGTACGAAAAGCAAACTGAAATCAACCTGTTGCAATTTGAACAACAACGTGTGCTGGCACAGTTGCCAAATTCAGATCTAACTGAAGAACAAAAAACCAAAATGCTAAACGATGCTATTCAACAGATTACCAAGATCACAGTGAAAGCCATCAGAAGTAGTATTGTTGGTATCAAGACCCCGCAAGCTCTAGTGTCTGAACCAGATTTTATTGAAGATTTTTTAATGAATTGTGACCGTCAACTTTACGGTGAGATTAGAGATCATGCAATTAAAATTCGTACCTATGACGAGTTTAAGCCAATAAAAATGACCTGTTCCAATTGCAAACATGAATACGAACAAAACTTTACTTTGGATACAGCAAATTTTTTCGGCGCCGCCTCCTAACCGCAAGCGCAGAACAAATCAATGAGATGATTGAGGGCATGGAAAAGGAGGCCAATTCAATTCGAGAAGAAGGATTCAAATTGGCCTGGCACATGCGTGGCGGCATCACTTACGAACAAGTATTACAACTCAGCAGCAACGAACGTGCAATGATTGCTGCATTGGCCAAAGAAAATATTGAAACTACCAAGAAAACAAACTTGCCGTTCTTCTAATGGATATTGAAACAGTCACTCAAGATATAGAAAACTGGATTGTGAACTTTGTAGAAGTTCCGCATCCTGCTCTTGGCGGCTGGGCACCGTGTCCATACGCACGCTCAGCACGCATGAAGAAAAGTTACGATGTGCGAATAGGCGTAGATCCCTACTTTGATTTGAAGAATCAAGCACGTTGGGGCATGGGCGATCGTGAAGTCATAATCTATGTGTACAATCCTGTGGCTTGGCCATATGAAATATTCAGCGGCAGTTTAAAAAATGCCAATCACGAACATCTCCTAAAAGCAGATATTATTGCACTCGAAGATCATCCTACAGATCAAGAAATAGTTAACGGTGTGTGCATGAACCAAGGCAAATATGCTCTAGCTCTAGTGCAAAGTCTTAGCGATCTAAACACCAAAGCAACAGTTATGGCTGAAAAAGGATTCTATCACAACTGGCCAGAAGAGTATCTTACTGGGTTATTCCAACATCGCAAGGATCCAAGATGAGTTATCAGTTTGCCAGAATTGATCTAGCAAAAACAAACTATACACCAAGTGTAAAGTGGAAGTACTTGCGTGACCCTGATATCAAACAGTTGAATTCTATCTATAGAGACTACTGCAAATACAAACATTTTGCAAGTGTGATGCCTATATTTGACAGTCGATACACAGATCCAATGACTGATGTGATTGGATATTATGATCAAGATCGGCTGGTTGCATTTAGTCTAATCCGACGCTACGACGATCATAACGCACTGTGCGATCAATTTGCATGGAACTACAACAAGCCCAAGATGAGATTGGGCATTGAAACAATGAAAACAGAGTGTGCTATCTACAAGGAACGTGGATTCCAATACTTGTACCTTGAACAAGCACACTTATACAAATCTAGCATGGCGGGATTTGAAATACTAGGACCACTGGAGTAAACATGGCAGACTTATATACAATTTGGGCAGATAAAGAAGGTGACATCTCGGACCTTGATTGGGTTAACGGAATGAAAAGTTTCTTTGATCATTTGGTTTCAGAAGATCGAATGATGGACTACAGAATCACTCGTTGCAAGATGGGATTCCGTTCAATCGCAGACATGCCTGAATGGATGATTATCATGGAGTTTCGAGACATGGCGCAAATGGACTCAGCATTCAAACGAGTTGCACCACTCAAAGGCGAACTCGAAGAGAAACACAAGTCATTCAATCAGTTTGTTTCAGGTACAATACAACATGCACTGTTTAGAGATTGGCCAGATACTAACTTAGATGATTAAAGACTTGCTACGCAAGTCTGTTGTTTTCGCTATCGCTCAACAACTAACTGTTTCTTGAATTAGTATCATCTAGATACTGTGGTCATAATTCACCGTATGCACGGTGAATTGAATGCATCATCTGAGTGACCGCAGTCATCTATTCTAAAGAGATTGTGTTTGCACACACGGAGGCGGTTGACCGGTACCCCCTACTCTAGCTTCACATATCAACGGAACCCTAGTAACTCGAAATAGATCCAAGTCCTACGAGCAGGGGTTGCTTTTTCTCATTGCCCCAACCATTTGCTGCCTTAAGTTAACAGTTGCCTTTGACGCCCAAGTCTGGACCGGGTATTGCACCGTTCCTCAATGGGGCTGAGCCAAACACTCAGCACAGAGTCGTAATTTTTGCCTATTGAATGAGATCTAGAATAAAATCTGCGTAAAGTTTGTGTTGGGCTGGCCCTGGATGCTCACCATCATTGCCGTAATCTTCAAAAATTGTTTTAAAAATGTCGTTGTGATATTTTTGTTGGTATTGGTAGTGATGGTATTCAGGGAGAGTTGCAAGATATCTAATAGTGTTATCGCTAGGTAGTAGCCCAATTATGAGTAGTGTTGCTTGACATTTGTTGCAAAAGTTGATTACTTGTTTGATTGAGTATATATGCTTGTAAACTGTATTTTGAGATAATAATGTTTTTTCAGGAACAATTGAGTTTAAATTTGGTATAATCTTGTAAGATTTAGCAGTGATTCCAGTAAGTAATTTGTTTTCATGCACAAATGTTAATCTGTTAGCAGAAGTAATCCCCCACATAACAATATCACCTTTACGTATGTCTGATCGTAAAATTTGATCAGCTGCCCAATCTATAGCAGATCCTGGTCTAGTTAAAAAACTGCATGGTATCTCTAATTTTTTAGAAATTAGATCTCCGTACCGTTCAGTTGGTGTTACTCCTATACCATGTGATATACTACACCCTACACACCATAACTGTGGAGTATCAACTATTCGCTGATCTACCAATGGAATAGGATCTGGCAAAAGTTTACTATAATCTAAATTTTGAACTTTTTGTTTGTCTGGCAAAATCAGCAACAAATGCTCTATTAACCCCTGCATACACGATGTCGGAAACACAGTATCAATGTGTTTGTTGTCAGTCCATTCTGTTGAAGGACAATAAATCACTTTGTCAGCGACTGTTAACAACTTCCATAAAATACCAATGTCTTTTGGCAAGTCTCCTGGCGATGTATACACAGTTGTGTTTTTTGATAAAGCATTATTAAAAAAATCTTGATAGTTGTTGAAATCTAATAGAAAAGCCATCGGATCGTACTGCTGTGCAGAAACAGATACAGAGTCATCAGTATCTCCTACAAATACAGTTAGAAGATGATTTAATTTTTCCATCAAATAAAATATTTTAAATTTTGTTTATAATGTGTGAGCCATGCACACGAACTTGAATATGGCCGTTATAATAATCTGTTGATTCTAATACTTTTCTTGTGAACTGTTCTCTTGCTTCAATGTACGAACATTCTGATTTTGATTTACAATAGTAAAGTATTTCTCTGGTAAAGTTTTCGGTGCCTAGTTTGATTACATCTGCGGTTAATTCTGGGCTTGACCCGTAGTACTCTCTCCAGTCTGAGTCGACCTTTGATCGTATCTTCTTCCGCTTCTTTGTGCCGTTCTTTTGTTTGACTATCTTGTATGTTGTTTTTGAAAATTTTGCTAATTTTTTGCCTATGTACTTGCGTCCAGATAGATTATTTGTGATCAAGTAAACAAATCCAACACATTCTTCGGGCAGTGTCTCAACTGGGGTGTCTTGATAAAGCCATGTCATGTGTTTTTTGGGGTTGGTCCTTGCTGTATAATTATCCTCTATCAATAAATTTGTTAAATTTTATGCTATTTCTACATCTGTGTTATAGCTAGTAAAGCCATTTTCTTTGATCACTTTGAGAATGTTCTCTACCCTACTGGTAAGTTCATCTCTGTGACTCACAAGCCAAATACTTTTGTGACGTTCGCGACTCATCTTCTTTAACAGGCCCAAGGCATTCTCCACACCTTGTGTGTCCAAGCCGTTGTCAATCATCTCATCAATGAACAACAGATTAATGGGCGAGTACAAACTTTCCCATACATCGCGGAATGCCCAACTCATTGAGAGTATCAATCGATTGCGTTCGCCACGACTCAGGTTGTCAAAGTCCAGTTCACGACCCAGTTCTTCAATGCTCACACTTAGATCGTTCATGAACTTCACTGTGTGTGGCAAGCCAATTCTATCCAAGTAGTGTGTGAGGCGACTGTTGAGATAACTCAAGTTCTGATCAATGATCTTCTTGCGCACAAACGAGTCTTTTGAGGTCAGCAGTTTGAGCAAAAAGTCTTGGTGATCTTGCACTCTAGTGAGTTCGTTCAAGTGATCATAACTCACAACCTGCAGGGCCTGTTGTTGCATTTCAGTAATTTGTTCTGTGTAAGGATCGGTCTCTTGTGCTTTGCTATTGATCTGTGTTAGCAATGTGTTCATGCGACTGCGATGATCAATTGCCTGTGTTTCGGTATCATAATGTGTGACAGGTTGTGTGCCAACTTCTACAGGGGTGTGTTCCGCCAACTGTTCAGCATAGGGATCTGTTTCTGCACGTTTGGCATCAATCTTGTGTTGAATGTTTTCCAACTCACTAGAATGTCGAATAGCTTCTGTTTCTGTTGCATAGTGTGTTGTGGGTTTGATTCCCAACTTGCCTAGTGCAGTCAACGCATCTGTATTTTCCATCCACTGAGTATTGATAGACAATGCTTGTAGCGCCGCTTCTTGCAAGGCTTTTTCTTTAGCAGCCAATACTGTTTCGTGATTGGTATCATGGAAGTCTTGCCCGCAAGCATAGCACTTGTGATTTTTTAACTCTTCAATTTCGGCTTTGAGTTTGTCGATGACCTTTTGTTCTTTGGCCTCGTCTGCCACACAACGAGCAATGTATTTTTCTAAGTCTGCAATGTCTTTGGCTTTTTGGATGTAAGCAGCCAAGTTGGTATGTGCTTGTAGTTCTGCTGTGATATCAATGTGACTGAGTTTGTTGTAGGTTGATTCTAACTCACCAATGTCTTTGTGTTGTTTTTGTTTCCAAGCAGTTTGTCGACCAACAAGAGCAGTATACGCATCTTGTTGTTGTTTTCTTGCAGACCACACGGCTAGATCTTTGTGAGCCAACAGTTCTACTTCTATATCAATCTTGGCTAGATCGTCATACTGCCCAACTAGATAAGCCAAGTCACTGTCGTACTTCTTTTGCCAAAGCACTTGTCTACGCTTTAAACTTTCGATTTGTTCTTCAATGCGCTTGTTGGCTTCTTGTACAGCACGAATTCTAAACTCTTCAGACTGGATAGCATCTTTGGTCTGACGGTTGAGTTCTTTGATGCGGTCAGCTCGTTCGCTCAACAAGGTAATGCCCAACAACTGCTCAATGATAGTGCGTTGGTCATTGGCCTTCAAACTTAAGAATGGTTCTGTGTAGGTGTTTAGCGCCAGCACATGTTTGAACATGTCATGGCTCATGCCAATAATACGCTCTATGGCGTCTTGTGTCTCTCTTGAATCTCCTTGTGCTTCGTCTTCTGCGGCTTTGTGTTCGTTGTTGACATAGAACTTGAGCACATTGGGTTTGCGCCCACGCTCAATCTTGTAGTCTGTACCGTTGATGTGAAAGTCTAAACTGACCAACATGCCTTTGGCATTGGTCTTGTTTACTAGGTTGTCTTTGCGGATGTTTGATAGTGCTTGACCATACAAGGCATAACTTAAGGCATTGATGATTGTAGTCTTACCTGTGCCGTTTCTCGATCCATCGCCACCCAAGTCTAAGTTTTCACCTAGCACTAGTGTAAGGTCATTGCGGTCAAAGTCAATAGCCTGTGTGGCTGCGCCTACACTCATGAAGTTTTTAACAGTGAGATTGCGTATTTGGATCATAGTTGATTATAGCACAATACCATTGATTGGTCGACTGGATTGTTATTCTTTAATTTTTCTAAAATGTTGCATGAGCTTTTGTCTATCAACTTTTCGACTGACAATGTATTCTATAACATTGAGCTCTCTGGCAATTTTGTTAACTGTTACATGTTGGTAATTGTCTTTAAGATAGTTGGAAAATTTTTGCTCTCCGTCTGGATTAGACTTCCAAACACTTAGGTACAGTTGTTGTTCCTCGTTATCAATCACAGCAGTAGCACCATCTTCTGGAAAACACTCTGCAACTTTGTTGTCAATGTCGCCAAGATTTATCCATTCATCACAGATACGATACTGTGTGCCTCGACCGTAGAAATGATAGTCGTTGTTTATTAAATTAAATTTGTCCTGACTGGTCTTCCACTCAGTTTCTCCCAACCCCACAACCTTGACATGTAGATACCCGTCTTCAATTTTAAAATCAAAAAAGTCATCAAGTTTTGGTCCAATTCTACTGGTTACATACGTACTCGAATCTGTATTTTTATCCACTACTTTGACCAAAAAGCCGTAACCAATTGTGGTATCACCAAACACGTTCCTAATAGATCCAACATTTTTTTCGTGCATTAAATCAATGCATCGATTGTTAACATAGAACAATGTAACAATGTCTAGATTGTGAGTGAGTCTGGGTGTTTCGGACAAAAAGTTTATTAATTTTTCTGAACTATACAGCAGTATCTTGTTGATTTTACGGTCAACAATATACTTAGATAAAACTTTGTAATAGTTGTTGTCTCTCGGATCACCGTTGTAGATGTAGTGATTCTTGCTAGTCATAAAACTAGGCAAGAAGTGGTAGCACATACTAGCACCGTGATGTAAATTGTTAGTGTGCAATGCGTGTTCGCCAGAATTAAAATTTAGATGTTTAGTTAACCGACTTGCTTGTAATGCAATTTCTTTGTGAGTAATCTTAATCTGTTTGGGATTGCCAGTTGTTCCTCCTGATGCTGTCCAAACAGCATCAATGTCAGCAGACGCCAAAATTGTTTGCGAGATTTTTTTAAATTTTGTATGATCTTGAATTTGATAAGAGTCAAACTCTTTTTCAGTTAGTATGGTATTGCAGTTAAGTTGATTGCGTTTGTGATCCCAGTAAGAATAAAAATCCTGATCGTTAGGATCAGTTTGCCGACTGTACACAATTGCAAAATCTACCTTACCATGCATGGTCATTCGATAACTAGTCGCATCTTCGTAACTGAAGGCATGCGGCCAATCAACAATCATAATCATTCCCAACTCCCACACCGCAAACACCGCGCTGTAATAGTAGGCATTGGTCAAGTTAAACTCTAACATCACTGTTTGGCCAGGCTTTGCCTGATACTTTTCTACCAGCAACATTTTCCAATAATCAATCATGCTGACAAATTGTGTTCGATCAATAATTGTTACCTCGTTAGATTGAAAGTTCTCCTGATAGAGAACAAAATCTGGCGAAATAAGGTCGCGAGATAAGATGTTACTCATTGTGGTGTAATGTTAAAATTATTAACAATGGTTTGATACTGGTCTTGCTCGTTCTTGACTTTTCGTTTGAAGTCAGTTAACGTCATTGTGTGAATAGGAATGTAATCAAACTTTGCCATAGTTTCTTGAACTCTTGGATCAGCAACAGCGTCTTTGAGATCACGTTCTAATTGAATTTTGATTGCTGTGGGAGTGTTAGTAGACACATAAAAACTGCACCAAGAGATGAGTGTTGTAATGTTTTTACCAGTCAATTCTTTAAGTGTCGGAACTTCGGGATATCGTGAATCTCTTTGCGCAGTTGCAATGCCAATCAATTTTGTTTTCCCGGCCAACACCATATTTTTTGTAGTTCCTGTGCTGCCAAACGCATATGGGACTTGACGGGTTGACACATCAGCTTGCCACTGGCCAAACTCTTTGTAAGGTATGTGTGTCATAGATTTATTTCCAAGACTAGCACCAAACTCTGCGCCAAGCAAGTGTCCAATGGAACCAATGTTCCAAGAACTGTATGTTGGATTTTTGGATATCTCTTGCTTGAGATCATCGTAATTGCGTATTTGACTAGATGCAAACAATGCCATGTTTGCATCTAACACTGGTGCAATTGGCTCTAGACGGCCAATTGGTTCATGATTTTTATAAAGCACTGGATAGGAAACTACAGTACCGCCATCTAAAAATCCTATAGTGTATCCATCAGATGGCTCACTGTTGATGGCATTCAGCCCAATTACGCCAGCACCTCCCGGGCGGTTTTCAACTAACACTGGCTGTTTCCATTTTTCGGTTAGTACTTCAGAAATTTTTCTAGCCATAACATCAGGACCTGAACCAACCCCAATTGATAAAATAATTTTAACTGGTTTGCTTGGAAAATTTTGTGCTATTGTATTCATAGATACAAATGCTACCAGCAAACTTGCTATAATTTTTTTCATGTAAAATCCTTATAAGTTTTGATAAATCTTCAGCAGTAGCTTGTTGTCGTAGAATTCTGACTCGATGTTTGTGAGTTGGTCTGTTACAATTTGATCCACACTTTCAAACTTGATCTCGCCAGGCGCCATGTCTGTGTCCACATCTGAGTTCTTGTTTGGTATCAAACTCATCTCACGCAGGTCATAGTCGCGGATGAATGTTTCTTTGATAAAGTTGGCTTCTTCGTATGAGATCTCAATGTCTAGTCCAACACGCACATGCATTTTGGGTTTAAGAAGAGTCGGAGCGTTGTCAATAAGGTTGGCGAGTCCGTAGACGCGATAGGTTGGTTGAGCAGGCCAAGCATGAAACTCAGGCGTTCCTCCCCACTCCAGTATAGTGAGGCCTCGTTCGTCGTCACCAGCATCTGCATAATTGTGAGGAAACGCATTGCCGATGTAGGTAATATTTTTCTTAGTCTGTCGCTTGTGGAAGTGTCCGGTGAATACATGTTCAAAATTCTCAAAGTCTTCTCTACGCACCTCTCCGTGGTCTGGCATTTCTACCATGGCATTCATCAAGTAGCCGGGCAGTTCAAAGTGCCCGAACATGTACTTGCCAGTTAGCTTGGGTATCCTCTTATGATCGTCTCCACATAGCCAAGGGGCAATAACGACATCACCACTGCTAAACCAATCATTGCAGATTTCAACACGAGGGAGGTGCTTTGCCCACTCCACGCTTTGAATGTCACGTTTATCGCGATAATATAAATCGTGGTTACCAGGAATAAAATACACGCGGTCAAAATTTGCATTTAAGTGCTCCAGTGATCGAAGGCTGTAGTTGAGTGTGACAATGTTTAGGCTGGCACGGTTGTTGTGCCAGTCGCCTAGGAACATGGCTGTTTCACACCCTTCCTCTTTTGCTTTAGCAGTGGCCCATTTTACAAAAGCCAAACAATCTTCATTGTGTAAGGTAGAATTGGATTTGAGTCCAAAGTGTATGTCAGTGAAGATAGCGGCTTTACGGAATAGATTAGACATGTTTATAACAATTGTTACCAAATAGTAGTTGCAGTTTTTTCAAAATATTTTCGTAAATTGGTTGATAAGTTTTCTCGCACAACTCTGCCACCCAATCGTAGTTAGAACATAAATCAGGTGCATGATAGGGATTTTTTACAACAGCAATTGAATCATAGTGGTCGGACAAATCTTCAAGCAAACTAAAATTTATAGATTTGTTGTAAAAATAAAATAATGCCAACAATAGATCTACATAATTTACAAAACTATCCAATGCTTGATCACAAGCATCTTTGTCAATGTGTATGGGTTGCCACATCTGCACTTCTTGTTGGATTTCTTTTAAAGAATCAGCAGTAGTTATTATTAGACGGCGTTGCTTGGCAATTTCTACACTTAGCAAATATTTTAAAAAACTTTTTCTGGCCACAGCCCCAATGAACTCGGCAGTAGTCAAACGTCGGAATCTATAATCGGCAATAATGTTTTTGTCATGATGACAAAAGTGTTTTGTATCAAGCACTTCCTTTAGTACATGAGTTCCTGACCTTCCGGTGGTAAAAATTATAGGAGGAGTAGTCTGCGCACTAGATAATTTTGGTTTGTGCCAAAAAATTAGTTCATCACTCATTGACAATCTGTACAAAGACGCTTTTAACCATTGCATTTGATTGTACTGATCCAACTCCCACGCTGGATCAAGATTAGCAATGTCAAGATTGTGATCAGATATAATCTTGACACAGGTAAAGGTCTCTTTGAGCTGTGCAAGAATTAGTGTGGGTATATTGTCTGCACATGTAAGATCTGTGCAGACATTTGTCTTAGATTTTGAATACTGAATTCTTGAATCAAAGTCACACAGTGTAGACCCGTCAACTGTCCACGAATCTGCAATGCATGGCATTATTTTTGAATTTTTTAATTTAGAACTAAACCACGGCTTAACCAGTTGATTTCCGTTGTGTAAAATTAATGAATTCATCCTGCTAGTATACTACTCATCCAAGCTAGATACAACCGGTCCGGACATGGCAGCCATACCAGCTTTGCCAGAGTTTTGCCTAGTCCATGATGGATTCAAACCGTTCATCTCCAGGATGTCATCTCTGATATTCTGATTTTTCTTTTCGATGTTAAGAATCCGTGTAAAGCTATTAGTGATAGCAGCGGTATAGTAAGCAAAGGGATTTTGCGATTTTGATTCGTCAAATTGAAGACCAATTTGACTAAGTTGAAGTAGAGCTTGTCCACGCATTTCCTCGTTGTAGGTGTAGCCACGCCAGTTAGATCGAGTGGCATAGCGTTCGCACAGTTTCATAAACATCAGCGCCAGCTTCTTGGTCATTGTGCCGTGATCTTTTGAAAACTCTCCTGTGGTCAAATCGCCCTTCCAGTGGCTACGGCCCACAATATAAGGTTTTTTATCTTCGTCCAGTCTATACTGTTCAAACGGAGGAAAGTTCACACGCACATGATTTAGATCCAACACAGGCACATCCAATATTTCTGCTAGTGGATCTTCTGCTACATCATCCAGTTCAAAAATGTCTTCTAGTTTTTTGCGTTTGGCTTCGGCCTTGGTAATTTTTTTAGGTGCTTTAGGAATGTGATCCCAACAGGTGATCCTAAACACTAGGTCAGTGTTGGGAATTTTCTTTTGATCAATCACTTCGCCTGTTTCGCGTTTGATACGGTCAGCACGATTTTTTCTTGCTTCAACTACAGTGCGTTGATTAATTTTGTCCAGGCCGGGCAGTATCAAATCAAACTGGTGGTCCTGTACAGGATCTCGATACCAGCAATAGGTGTTCTTGCTGAAGTGTATTTCTTTCAAAATATCACGGTTGTTTAGGTAATTGACACGAGGTGCCGCTTTTGGTAATAGAGTCATAGTATGACAAGGTCTCCTTACTAGGATTGTAGCATATTTACAACAATTGTCAACCTCTTGTTAAACTGAGCCGTTTTTGTCAGCGGTAAATAAGCTATAGGAAACAGACATGGCCACTCAAGGTTACGATCCAAATAAAGCAGCAACATTTAATCAACTTCGTCAACAAGGCTTGAGCGAAGAGGCCGCCGCAGCTCAAGCAGGAATATTGGTAGGTGATCAGAATTATGAAATCACTAACACATATAATTCTGATGGAACAAAGAATCCAAATCCAGGTGCTATGGGTCCGCAAATTACAGGTGCAAAAGTTGCTGGTGTAAATTATGATCGACCCACAGCACAAGAACAAGCAGAGTCTGATAGATATTTTACCCAAGTACCTTATCAAGTCAAAGCCAATAGCACACCTAGCAAATTAACACCAATTAACTATGTCACAACCAGCACTGAAAATGTGAGTGGCGGCGGATCTACTGCAACTATTGCTGGCCCAAAAACGGCCACAGCAGAGAGCCAAACATATGCAGCTGAAGCAGCCGCAAAGCAACGTGAAATTAATCAGTTTTATAGAGATAATCCTGGTAACTTTGATCGCAAACGTGCAGGCCTACCTCCCCTAACGCCAGAAGAAAATGAAGCAAGATTAGCAAAATTAGGCACACTTCAAAATCAGTATAATACAATTACTGATAAACAAGCAGCATCCGAAACTCCGGGCACGCCGACAATTATAACAACTCCAAACACTACCACTACCACACAAACTGTGACCAGTGGTACAACCGCAGTGAACAATCCGGTAGCAGCGCCTAGCGGCCCAGACCCAGTAGTAAATCAACAAACTGGAATACAGCTCGGAACAACTTTAAACCCAATACGTGCAACTGCTACCAGTCCGTTGCCGGCCGATGGCGATGAAGTACTAGCTGCTGAACAAGCCGAACAAGAACTTATTGACTTACGCATAGCTGCAGGATCGTCAACACCAGTTGATATACAAACCGACGGCTTGTTAGAACAACAACAAGCAATTCTTCAAGCACAAGAAGTTGCTGACTTACGAGTAGCCGCAGAGTCAGCCACTCCTGTTGATTCAGTTACTGAAGGCCTGCTGTTAGAACAAGAACAACTGAGACAATTCCAAGCAGACGAAGCTCTCAATGCCAGACTGGATCGTGCTGCTGAATTAGATCTAGCCAATTCAGGTGATGCGGCCCTTGAAGCTGCTGACAGAGCACGAGAAGCCGCTGATTTACAAACAGCCGCACTCACATACTCACCTGCTCCAGTATCAACCGTAACTGCACTAGATTCAAATGAATTTGGCACACCAAATGTGGTGCAAAATCAAGATGACGTAAATGCCAACGCCGCAGTTGTCCGTGGATTGACAAATAACACACAAAATCAAAGTACACTGCAAACACGCCAAAATACTCCTGCCGCAGCTGACTGGCGTGTACGATTGAGATTAGCACCAAATGCCAATTATCTTTACAAAGACAAAGCCCCCGGAATACTAGCTCCATTGGCTGCTACTGATGGTGTGATATTTCCTTACACACCTGCTATTGAAACCAGTTATCAGGCCAAATACGCAAACTATGATCTAACACATTCCAACTATCGTGGATATTTTTACCAAAATAGTTCAGTAGAAAATATCAGTATCAAAGGCACATTCACTGCACAAGACACTCGCGAAGCTGCATACCTGTTGGCAGTGATACACTTTTTTAAATCCGTAACAAAAATGTTTTATGGCCAAGACGAACAGGCAGGCACACCGCCACCACTGGTATATCTTAGTGGATTTGGAAAATATCAGTTTAACGAAAGTCCTTGTGTGGTCACTACTTTTGGATATAGTTTGCCTACTGATGTGGATTACATTCGTGCCAATGGATTCAACAACATTGGGCTGAATATGGAAAATCGCAGAAATCAATCATCCGGTCCTGCTATTGGTGGCAGCCTAGGCACAGTTGTGGCTATTATTGATAGATTAACCAATGCAGGATTAAACAATGGAAGTTTGAGTAATCGTCCTAGTCCCAGTCAAGTAAATCAAAATGTCACCAATCAAACTGCTATCAACAGCACTTACGTTCCAACCAAAGTAGAAATTTCAATAACATTATTGCCCATGCAAACACGCAATCAAGTCAGCAAACAATTTAGTTTAAAATCTTTTGCCAATGGTTCGTTATTGGCAGGTGGAGGGTTCTGGTAATGGCTGCAACTTATACAAGCACCAGTCCGTACTTTCAAACTGGTTACAATCAGTTTTATTTGGATGTGATGGTTAACAGACCCATTCCCAAAGAAAGTGACGACAAGCTGTGGATTATAAATGTCACTTATCAATATCGTCCAGACTTGTTGGCTTATGACCTGTATGGAGATGCTGGCTTGTGGTGGACGTTTTATCAACGCAATCCCAACACACTCACGGCACCTCCACTAGACTTCAAAGCAGACACTAGAATTTACATTCCAAAGATCACCACATTGCGATCAACACTGGGGTTCTAACCTATGGCTACCCTTCCAGAAACTACTCCTACTACCAATGCAGGTGACGATGATCGAGGCACCAACGCTGCCACACGATCATTTACACAAACACAGTCAACCTCAGATTATGAAACTGGGTTTGAAGGAAGTGTTAGACAAGACCCCAGTGCCAATGATGACACCGGCGGAGTTGGACAAGTAGCTGTTCCTCCTACCAGTACTGGTGTTGGACAGTACGATGATGCCACTGGCGGAGCAGGCACAAATGTCAATCAAGCACCAAGTGATGATGCAGGAGCATCATATGGTGGTGCCAGTCAAACAGAAAATGATGCGTTAAATCAAGCATTACTTCAACAAAGAACACAAACTGGAACCATTTCCACTGATGGCAGCAATCAAGTAATAACTCCTCAAGCCAATGTATTGGATCGGTTTTCCAGCTACACCTATAGAGCCAGTTGGTATCTAATGACACCAGCACAATACAAGCAGTTGGTGTACAGCAAGAAAAAAACAGTGAATGGTTATATGTTGCTGGTGCAAAGCGGTGGAGCTCCACAAAACTCAGGCGGGTTCAAAGGTGCATTGGGCACACAACAAGGACAAGCATACCCCGACGGGTCAGTTGAGCCTAACAAGATTCCGGGTGCTAAGGATGCTGATGCTGGTCGCAATCCAGCATTTCCGTTAGACTTTTATATTGACTCTGTTACTATTGAAAATTTTCTCACAGGTGGTGGCACCAGAGCACCACATTCAACCAAAAGCATTAAATTTACCATAGTCGAAAACAATGGTATTACTTTGCTGGATAGACTGTACGAAGCAGTGCAAGACTTCATGCCTGCTAGCGGTCAAAAAAATGGTATCAACTACGCATCTGTAGTGTATCTCATGGTAATAAGATTTTACGGATATGACGAGCAAGGCAATTTGGTCACTAACATTAGCGGCAACAAGTCTGATCCCAATTCAGTGATTGAAAAATTTATACCATTCAAAATTTCTAAATGTGACTGGACCATTGACAGTAAACTGGTCACCTACAGTTTTGAAGGACTTGCTCCTGGCGAAGGATCTGCTGCTGGAACTCGTCGTGGAACCATACCTTACAATATTGAATTGACTGCTGCTAACATTGGTGATTTGTTGGGACAAGATGTAAAATACTCTGCTACTCAAGCAGCCACAGCCACTCCAGGTGCAGCCACCACAAACAGTTCTGTGGGTTATGTAAGTGATGCTGAACAAATTGCTGCTGCCAATTTGGCAAACTCGCCGCCAAAAGCTGATGCAGCTCCCACAACAAAAAAGACCAGCATCACTCAAGGCCTCATGGGTGCAATGAATCAATTTCAACTAGATTTAAAAAATCAAGGTGTATATGAACAAGCAGATCAGTATGAGATTGTGTTTGCCAATCCAGGCCCAGGTGGCGGCGGCACTGCAATTAAAAATGCTAGATTGATTCCACCAGGAACAAAAACAAATGCAAGGCAAACTGGAATGGTGCCACCTGCTACTACAGATCCAGATTCAGCTGCTATGGAGAGAATTTCTAAAGATATCAAAAGCAGAAATTATTCCATCACTGCTGGTATGCAATTGGTTCAGGCTATTGAGCTTGCCATACGAAACAGCACGTTTGTGACTGATCAAAACGTTTTGTATTTTAACGAAGATGATGCCCTACAAGTCAAAAATGATGCCAACAAAAAAGACATTGTGTGGTTCAATATCACTTTTCAAGCAACACAACTAGAGTATGATAACAAACGCAATGATTATGCACAAAAGATAACTTTTATAATCAACACCTACACTCCTATGAACTTTAGTAGCAATTACTATCCTATCAACAAGTTCCGTGGCTTGCACAAACAATACAACTACTGGTTTACTGGCAAAAATACTGCGGTGATTGATTACAAAGAAACTATGAACAATCTCTACAATCTTACTATTAGTGGAGATCAGACCAAAGGCAATCTTGCGTTTCAGCAACGCAAGGCTTTTACCAGCAGCATGAGAGATCAACCCTTTTACAATTTTCAAACAGCCAGCGCAGAAAACAGTGCCGGTGATAATGGCAAACAAAATGAACCACAAGCCAACTTGGCCGAAAGTCTGTATGATCCAGTTGGCCTGGCCAACTGTAATGTTAAAATTGTAGGCGATCCTGCATGGATACAACAAGGTAGTTTTGCGGGTGGAGTCAGCGCAAAAGAATTTGATTTCAATGCATTCTTACCCGACGGCACTATAAATTTTGATGCTAGAGAAGTCATGTTTGAGATAGCATGGCAACGGCCACAAGACTATGATATCAATACAGGTCTTGCTGATCCGTATGCTGGATCTAGTTCACGACAACCAGTGCAAAGCCGAGTCTACACTGCCATGCAGTGTACTAGTGAGTTCAGTAAAGGTAGTTTTTATCAAAATCTTCAAGGCAAGTTGTATTTCTTTATGAAACCCAATGCTTCCAACAAAGCGGCCACAGCACCACCACCTGCAACTCAAGCTGATGTGAGAAGAATAGACAATGCAACAACATCAGACAACCCTAGTGCTGCCAATGCTTCAGCAGCCGCAGCTGGAGCCAGTGGACGACCCACAACACTGGCTGTGCCAGCGTTAAGTGCTGGTCCTGGCAGTGGCACACCAAATGTGATAAATTCAGCACCGCCGGGACCAAAAGACACAGTGGTTCCTGCGCCACCACCACAGCCACCAACTAGCAATGGTATTATTGCAGGTATTAAAACTTTCTTCTCTCCACCTAAACTTTCAGAAAATGCAGCGTCAGATATAAGAGCAATAGATAATGCAATTATAGCCGGCGACGATAGGGCGGCATTTGGAAGATTTAGACCACCCGGGCAAGGATGGCGAGGCAATCCACAAGTGATGGCCAAAGATGATTAACAAGGAATTGTAATGGCAACAGAAGTACAACGCAGTAGAGGGCGCCCCACAAACTACAAATTTGATCGAGGAGGTGTACCTGCGGAGTTTGGTCCATTCTATGGCATAGTAAAAAACACCACAGACTCAATAAGATCCGGACGCATACAAGTTTATATTGACGCATTTTCCAATGGCGGTGAGAACGAACCTTCAAAATGGATCACAGTAAGCTACATGCCGCAGTTCTTTGGATCAACTCCCTACAACCCTGCGGCAACGGGTGTAGGAAAATACATTGACGGTAATTCCAACAGTTACGGCATGTGGTTTACTCCCCCAGATGTGGGTATCACAGTGCTTTGTGTTTTTGTAAATGGTGACCGCAGTCAAGGCTATTATATTGGCACTGCACCAGATCAAAGCATTGGCCACATGGTTCCTGCTGTTGGATCTGCCCCAGTTAGAACTCAGGTAATTGCAGAAAATGAAAATCAAGCAGCGTATTTTAAAGGAGCAGAACAATTACCAGTGGTCGAAATCAATACCAATAATCTTGCGTTTGAAGAAAACGCAAGATTTTTTGATGCTCCGAAGCCCATTCAAAGTGTAGTGGCAGAAACCATGTTCCGGCAAGGCTTGATTAAAGATCCACAACGTGGTCCTATATCAAGTTCAAGCCAGAGAGAAAGTCCCAGTGCTGTGTTTGGTGTTAGCACACCTGGACCAGCGGTTTACAAAGGTGGCATGAAACTGGGTGAGATACAACGAAAAGTTGCAGCCGGACAATTAAAACCTCAAGACCTTAATGTTATTGGGCGTGTGGGTGGTCACAGCATTGTGATGGACGATGGCGACACTGATGGCAATACTAGACTGATAAGATTTAGAACCACAGCTGGACATCAAATCACAATGAGTGACAGTGGAGATTTTTTCTACATTACACATGCTAATGGTCTGGCTTGGTTTGAACTTGGTGCTCAAGGCACACTAGATGTGTATGCCACAAACAGCATAAACTTACGCACACGTGGAGATATTAATTTGCATGCTGATAGAGATATTAACATGTATGCAGGCGGTAGCATAAAAGCCAAAGCTGTGGAAAATATTACATTGCAAGCTGATGCAGACCTTACAGCTATTGCACAACAAAATTTAAAACTGTACAGCAAAAATTACATTGGCGTAAAAGCTGATGGCAGTTTAGCGTTACAAAGTGCCAACGGCAGTTGGGCAGGCGGCAGCGCATTGATATTTGAAGCCGGCGGCATTGATCTCAACGGACCTGCTGCCAGCACAGTATCTGCTCCTAATAACTTAACTGTGACCAAATTGGACGACACTACGTTTAGTAGTGCCACTGGGTGGAATGTTGAAACAGGCGGATTAGAAAGTATTGTAACTCGAGCACCCACACACGAGCCATATCCTTACCACAACAAGGGTGTGGACATTGAAATTCCGTTAGAAGCAGGGCAACCGCCACCTAACCCAGGTGCTGTACCTGTGCCAGCTGGATTTGAATTGGCAAGAAAAGCATGAGCATATTTAATTTTGAATTCAATGGTCAAAAGTTTGAAGTCAAGGCGCCTACTGGTGCTACTTTCGAACAGGCCAAGGCAGTGTTTGATCAACAAACAGCCAGTGGTGGCCTTACAGGATTCAGAGTTGGTGATGTATTAAGTCCTGCCACGCAAGCAGCCGGTGGCCTAGCAGCCGCACAAAGCCAACTCACACAAGGTCTAGCATCGTTAACCAGCCGATTGCCTGCTGGCACAAATCTAAACAGTCTCACAGCCAGCATAGGAACACTTGGCCAAGGTGCTGGTACACAAGTGGCCAGCGCACTACAAGGCGGCGCGGCTGCATTCAATTCATTGACTACTGGAGCAGGTGGCGGCACCGCTGCTATCAGTTCAGCATTGTCAGGAGCTGGCACTGGGTTTTCTTTTCCGTCAGCACCGGCTATTACCGGTGCGTTAACTGGCGCCGCAGCTCGAGCAGGCAGTTTGGCTAGCACCGCAGTTGGTACCATATCTGGATTGATTAAAGGAACTCCTACAAGTGGTATCAATGTGGCAGACTTTGCCAAACAAGGACCAGCATTAACTGGACTTGGTAGCATGAGTTTGCCCGATGTAACAAGCACATTGGCTCAAGCGTCAAAGTTGGTAGGTCAAAGTGCAGACACTATTAGTAACACAGCAGGTGCAGGTAAATTTGGACTTGATGCCAGTCAACTTGAACGGTGGGGTCTTGTTAAACCAGGAACTGCTGCTACATTTTTAGCACAAGGTGGCAATGATCTTACTAGTGTGTTAAAAAGTCCCACAGTGTGGACTGGCAGAGATGGTGTGAAAAGTCTTGATGGGTTGCTGGGCAATGAAGGGCTTCAAAACAAAATTCAGCAAGGATTGATGACTTCGGGTGTGGCTGACTTAAAATCACTGGGAATTCCCACAGACAAATTAACACCACAAGCACTTAGCGGTCTGGCCACCAATGCTGCAAAGAGTGTGCCTGACACACTAAATTGGGCCAAAAATACTCCTGGGTTACCGGCTGACATCAAATCCAAATTTGATGCTGCCGCAGTTAATGGTGCGTTTGCTGTAAATTTGGCGCAAACTAAAATAGACCCGTCCATGCTTCAGGAGTATACACCTATAGCTGCTATTGATACTGTAAATACAGACACACTTGAAGCAGCCGCTAAACGCATTGTGGGTAATGCCAAAGTGCCTAGTATTTTGCCAGTAGCCATAGAATCTAGTGCTTATTCCAATACCAAAGATGAAGATTTAATTTACACTGGAAATGACGAGATAGTGTGGGATCGAGTCAATGCTGAAAGACTGCGTCGGGGACTGCCAAGTTTGACTGCAATAGGGTTTCCAAGGCCCGAAACTACCGCATAAATATTGTTATGACTACTTTTGTTGGCTTCAACACTCAAAATCAATACAAAAAATTCACACTAGTGGACTTTGAATTGATCAAGCGAGATCTGCTGAATGCATTTAACATTCGCCAAGGACAACTGCCCGGCCGTCCAGGATATGGCACAGTGCTATGGAATTATCTATTTGAAAATCAAGTTGATGCTGTTCAGCAAGGCATTATTAACGAAGTTCAAAGAGTTGCTGGCGGTGATCCTAGAATATTCATCAGTAACATCAATGTGTATCCTCAAGAGAATGGCATGCTAATCGAATTAGAACTACAAACAGTAGGCGGCGTAGATGCCGAAATATTAAATGTGTTCTTCAATCAAGTCAGCCGTTCAGCCAGCTACGTATAACTACGCCGTTTTTTATCTACATAAATAACAGATAAAGAACACAAGGCCCAGACGCAATGGCAAAAACCACTAGACAAACAGCGATATTTGGTGTAGAAGACTGGAAACAGATCTATCAAACCTATCGCGAAGCAGACTTCCAAAGCTATGACTTTGAAACTCTACGCAAGAGTTTTACTGATTACCTGCGTTTGTACTATCCAGAGACGTTCAATGACTACATTGAATCATCAGAATACATTGCACTATTAGATGTTATTGCGTTTATGGGCCAAGCCCTGGCTTTCCGTACAGATCTCAACACAAGAGAAAATTATTTAGACACAGCAGAACGCAGAGATTCTGTGACCAGACTGGCTAACTTGGTTAGCTATACTGCCAAACGTAACACAGCCGCACAGGGCTTGCTCAAAGCATTTTCAGTGACCACAACAGAAAATGTTGTGGATTACAACGGAGTTAATCTGGCCAACGTCACAGTGAACTGGGCAGATCCCACAAACTTTGACTGGTTGGAACAGTGGAATGCTATTGTGAATTCGTCCTTGGTCAGCAGTCAAAAGATTGGTCGTCCGTCCAGCCGTCAAACTATCTTGGGTGTAGATACCAGTGAATACGGTATAAATCTAGTGCCAGGCTTTCTGCCAGTTATTCCTTATACTGCTACTGTGGACGGCGTAAACATGCCGTTTGAAGCTACAACTTCAAGCACAGCCGGCCGAGATTACATCTATGAACCCAGTCCAAAGCCTAACACCACATTTAATGTGTTGTATCGCAATGATCAATTGGGATATCAAAGTGCCAACAACGGATTCTTCTTTTTCTTCAAGCAAGGCACATTGCAGAATCAAGACTTTAACTTGGCTGAACGCATTGCCAATCGTACAGTGAATATCAACATTGATGGTGTTAACAACGAAGACCGTTGGTTATTTCAACTAGACAATGTAGGCAGTGTCAGCCGAGAGTGGACATACACTGAAAACATTTATTCATCGGCCGCAGAACAAACTGCAACACTAAGACCTATTTTTTCTGTGACCAGCAGAACCAATGACCAGATTACTATGGTGTTTGGTGATGGTGTATTCTCTGAGATTCCAGTGGGTATCTTCCGTGCGTATGTTCGTGCGTCAAACGGCTTGCAATACATTATTAATCCTGCTGAAATGCAGAATGTGGTGCTGCCAATCAGTTACATTGACCGGAATGGTAATCTGCAAACAATTACTTTTACTTGTGGTATCACACAACCTGTAAGCAATGCTCAAAGTCGTGAAAGCATTGATGCGATCAAACAACGTGCTCCAGCAAGATACTACACACAAAACCGCATGGTCAACGGTGAAGACTATAATCTGTTTCCGTTTACTCTTTACAATTCTATTATCAAATCAAAAGCAGTGAACCGTGCTTCAATTGGTACCAGTCGCTATCTTGATCTTGTGGACAACACAGGCAAGTATTCATCAACCAATACATTTTCTAGCGACGGCGGCATCTGGGAAAATAATATTCTTCCTACCACATTGTTTGCATGGACCAATCGCAATGAAATTGCTGACCTTATTACCAACACAATACAACCAACTATTATTGAAGCTACATTTATACAATTTTACTATGCAAACTTTCCAAGGATAACTGTAAACACTGGTGTCACCGCTCTAAGCACTTGGCACCAAAGCACAACATTGGCTAATGAAACCACAGGCTATTTTCAAAACGCAGTGGGTACACCAGTCATGGTTGGAACTTCAAGCAGCACTGCATTCAAATATGTTGCACAAAAAAGTTTGATCAAGTTTGTTCCTCCAGTTATCGATGGACAACCATATTATTTTGACGCTAACAATAGATTGAAACCTGGACTGCCAACAAGACCAGAAGACCATTTGGAAATTTGGGCTAGTCCGCTTGCAATAGTAGGAGATGGCAGCAATGATGGCATTGGTAATTTAACCAATGGTCAAGGTCCTGTAGCACTCAACAATTTTGTGCCTACTGGTGCTGTTGTAGATACTATTATTCCTGTATTTCTCACAGACTTGACTCCCGCTATAAGAGAACAAATAACACAACAAATTTTGTTGTATAGAAATTTTGGTCTTGGCTATGACAATGATGGCACTATTACAGGCACACCAGGAACTTGGTATGTTATTACCAGCACCAATTTGAACGCCGACGCAACATGGAGTCAAACGTATGCGGGCAACACATCGGGGCAAAATTTAGATGCTTCATGGATAATTCAGTTTGTAGCAGTAGACAACAAATACACAATCACATTCCGTGGGCTTGCATATTACTTTGGCTCGGTGCTACAAACAAGATTTTTCTTTTACGGTAACCAAAAAATCTATGACAGCCGCACAGGCACCACCATTAGAGACTTTATTAATGTGTTGGCAGTAAACACCAAACCAGACAGCTCGTCACCACTGCCTGGAGATATTTTCACTACTATCATTGGCCAACCTGTGGAGTCTGACGGCTATGTTGATGACTTCCAGGTGTTAATCAGCTACAGAGATTCAGACTCAGACGGGGTGCCAGACAATCCAGACTTCTTCAATGAGATTGTTGCACCTAATGTTAACCCTAATCTCAAATTGGTGTTCTTGCAACGAACTGTGGACTTTGATAATTTGCAAAGATATTTGTTAGCTGAACCAGGAGTGGTAAATTCAGACTATCCTACCTACGATAATATTGAATTGGTAAAATTTCAGTATTCTCCAGGGCAAGTTTTCTACGCCTATAGCGATGAATTATTTTTTACATTAACAGTTAATACCGCTGGAGTTAGAGTAATAACTCAAGCTGCTGAAGGTGATTGGATTGCCAGAACAGGACGCCAGGCCTTGTACTTCCAGTACCGTCATAACTCGCCACTGACCAATAGAATTGACCCAGGCACCACTAACATCATTGACTTGTATGTAGTCACACAAGCATACTACACTGCCTATCAAAATTGGATCACAGATACCACTGGGACAGTGACAGAACCCAACATGCCCACAATTGATGAACTTGGCACTGAGTATCAAGGACTAAACGAATACAAGATGCTGAGTGACAACATTATTTTGAATTCTGTAGTGTTCAAACCTTTGTTTGGTCCAAAAGCAGCCAAGACATTGCAGGCCACAATCAAAGTTATCCGTGCTCAGAATTCCACAGCCAGCACCAGTGAAATACAAAGTTCTGTGTTGGCTGCAATGAATGAGTACTTTAGCATTGACAAATGGAATTTTGGTGACACATTCTATTTTTCAGAACTGGCAGCATATCTGCACAGATATCTTGGAACCATAATCAGTTCAGTGGTGCTAGTACCACTAGACACACAAAAATACTTTGGCGACATGTACGAAGTAAGAGCAGAACCCAGTGAAATATTTGTCAATGGCGCTACTATTGACAATATTATTGTTATTGATGCATTGACCAGTACCAACTTGCGTACTGCACCTGGTAGCGGAGTAATTTAATGGCACGAGTACGCAGCGTAGATTTTCTTCCTGAAATTTTTCAGACCGATGCCAACAAGCAGTTCTTGGCAGCTACTCTTGATCAGTTGATTCAAGAGCCAAAATTTAAAAAGACTCAAGGCTACATTGGCCGCACAGTAGGTCCTGGTGTAAACCCCAATGACAAATATGTGATTGAGCCTGACAAAACTCGCGCTGACTATCAGCTTGAGCCAGGTGTAATCAGTGTAGACCCTACAGATAACAGCAAGATTGTTGATGCTATTACCTATCCTGGTATAACTGATTCTTTGGTATATCAAGGCAGTCCGTCAACACAACCCAGCCGATTATACACCAGTGACTATTACAGTCTTGATCCGTTTATCAACTTTGATACATTTGTAAACTTTAGCCAATACTATTGGGTTCCAGACGGTCCCGATGTGGTCACTGTGCAATCACCAGGTGTGGCGCTGAGTCAAAATTTCTCTGTGAATAGAGAAAACGGAGTTTACACTTTTTCAGGTGTGACTGGAAATAATCCCACAATAAATTTAGTACGTGGTGGTAACTACACATTCCAAGTAGCACAAAACAACAAAGAAACTGTTAACTACAAAGTCACACGTACCAATGTTACCAGTTTCAACATTGACAACGAACCCAACGCACCTATTGTTTTAACTCGGGGCAACACATACACATTTAACTTGTTTGTGCAAGGTGATTTTCCGTTCTGGATCAAAACTGCTGCCACTACAGGCACAGGCGATGCCTACAACACAGGCGTGACACGCAATGGATCAACAGTTGGTACTGTGACATTTGTTGTGCCGCAAGATGCACCTGACACACTGTATTATTCTTGTCAAACTCAAAGTCTCATGCGTGGAACCATCAGCATCATTGATGCTGAACCTGGTGACGGTCCAGGATTTTGGATTCAAACTGCGCCAGGAGTCAACGGATTAGATCCCATAACTCCAAACATAACTTCTAGATCCATTTACGGTGTTACTGACAACGGCATTGATCTTGGCACAATCAATTTTAATGTGCCACAAAAAACAGCACAAGATTTTTTCTACTATCTTACCAGCATTGGTGCAGTTGATCTTGTTACTGATTTGTTTTTTGAAAATATTGATGGTGCCAGACTAGATCAATTCATAGCCACCTATGGCGGCATTGATGGAATCACTGACCTCAACACACGAACTTTGGTATTTGCTAATAGTGCAGGCGATCCTGCTACTAATTATTACAGCGTATGGCGCATTAGTTATGTTACAGTTGGCGCCTACACCTATCTATCGCTAGGCAGTATTCTAAACATAGACAATTTAGAAAAATGGACCATACGATACGGTACTGAATATTCCAGCACACAATGGTATAAAAATCAAGCAGGGTATATTGTTGAAATGCCAGTGCTTACAGCCAAGCTGGACACTTTGTATTACCAAGATGGCACTGATCCAGAAATATTTGGGATAATCAGACTGATTGAACAAGACAACAGCGGCACAATTTATATTGAAGATATTTTAGGCAAAACCAATTATACCAGTCCAGATGGAATTACATTTACTAACGGACTAAAAGTTCAATTTTTAGGCAGTGTATCACCTTCTAGTTATGCTACTGGGTCAAATGCATTTATTTGCACAAACACCGCAGCGGGTATTAATCTTATTACCACTGAGTCTACACTAGGAATGGCAGTAGGCCAAGAGATTATTTTTTCTAGCACAGCATTTGGTGGAGTTAGCACTGGTGTTACTTACTACGTGCAAACAGTGTTTAGTAGCAGCCAGTTCAAAGTGAGTGCAACTAAAAACGGTCCAGCAGTAACATTGACTTCTGCCAATGGCAGTATGGTTGCTACTACCAGCCAGAATCCACAATACTATGTGAGTGGAGTGGGCACAGCAATTGAACTATTGCCTGTGACAAATTACATTACTCCTGAAGAGTATGCGGCTGCTGATGATATTGATTATCTCACAATCAATAGAGATAGCCCAGATCTAAATGCGTGGAGTCGTAGTAATCGTTGGTTCCATATTGATGTGCTTAACGCCACTGGTGCGTACAACGACACCCCGGTTGTGATAGACAATGACAAAAAAGGCAAGCGGCCAATCATACAGTTCCGCGGCGGTATTAGATTGTACAACATGGGTACAGATGCCAAGCAACCAGTGAATGTGATTGACTTTACTGAAACTGATGCTTTTAGTAATATTGAAGGCAGCACTGGATATTCAGTAAACGATTATACATTTGTCAATGGCAGTCGTGTGATTTTTGCAGCTGACGAAGATCCAAATGTGCGCAGCAAAATTTATGTTGTAAATTTTGTCACTCCAGATACTGTGACACCACTAATTGATCAACCAATTATAAATTTAGTAGAAGCAACAGACGGAGAAATATCAGTCGATCAAACTACCACATGTATCAGTGGATCACAGGTTGGTATTACCTATTGGTATGATGGTGTGGAGTGGTTAGAGGCGCAACAAAAAACTTCAGTGCAACAAGCACCACTGTTTGATATATTTGATGCCGATGGCATAAGTTTGGCCAATACAGTTACATATCCTAGTTCAACATTCACAGGCACAAAGTTGTTTAGTTATGCTACTGGATCAGGCATCACAGATCCAATATTACAACTCACACTCAAATATCTTTCATTGACCAACGTTGGTGATATTGTGTTTGATAACAATTTGTATTCAGACTCATTTGTGTATGTGCGTGATAATGTCAGCACCACAGCGCCAATCAGTTCTGGATTTGTCTATGAATATGCATCAAGAACTGTGTATGATAGACTGATTGGCTGGCAAACTGCTGCGGTTCCAACGCTAATGCGCCAGCAGTTTAAATTTGTCTACAATTTACAACCATTGCAATTGGATGTAGCAGTTCAAACAAACGTTGTGACCACAGTACCTAGTGTAAAAGTGTTTGTGGGATCAATATTTCAGGATCCAGGCACATACACAATAAGCACTACTACCAATACCACAACTATCACATTTAGTACTGTGCATGTGGTAGGAGATGTGATTGAAGTCGAAGTGCTCAGTGATCAGATCAGTCAGGTGGCTTTTTATCAGGTTCCATTGAATCTCAATAACAATCCATTGAATGCCAACAGCCCGAGTTTTACATTGGGCACCTTGCGCACTCACTATAACAGTATCTGTCAAAATTTAACCACATTTAGTGGCTCAATCAATGGTGCCAATAACACTAGAGATCTTGGCAATATTATACCTTATGGTCAAATAATTTTACAACAAAGCGCACCACTCACACTGGCTGGATATTTTATGAGATCTCAGCAGTACAATATTTTTGGTGCGCTAGAATACAACAGCAGAGAATATCAAAAGTACAAAAATCAACTGTTAGAAGCAGTGACCAGACAGACCATACAGTATGAAACTGCGGCGCAAGTGCTTGATACTGTGATTGCTGAAATTACGTTGGGTCGCACCTCAAGCAATCCATTCTACTGGAGCGACATGCTGCCAGCCAGCGCAGTGTTTACAACTACAACTTACGCAGTTAGTTACATCACTACGCAGGTGTTTGACACTGTGCAGTCGTACAATTACACATCTGCCAATTACCTTGGTATGAATGTGTATGTGAATGACGAAATTTTAACTAGAGATTTAGAATATACCGTAGCCACAGATGGTCCACGAATTGAGATTTTAATTACTTTAGCCATTGGAGATGTTGTTACTGTTCAAGAATACAGCGCCACTTATGGTACCTATGTTCCTAACACTCCTAGCAAAATGGGACTGTATCCTGCCTGGCGTCCAGCCGTTATCCCAGTCAAAACCAGTGCAGGCGAACAACTGGTTATACTAGGCCACGACGGTAGTCAAACTCCTATCTTTGGCGACATCCGTGACGAAGTATTGTTGGAATTTGAAACTAGAATTTATAACAACATCAAACTAGATGGCAATCCTGTACCTCTTGATGTTGCAGATGTAATACCTGGACAGTTTAGGGATACTGGGTACAGCTATAGTGAAATCAACACCATACTAGAAACAAACTTGTTGACCTATGTGGGCTGGAACAAGCTGGATTACACTCTACAAAATTACAATGCTGGTAATCCGTTTACCTACAATTACAGTTCTTCGACCAACAAACTCAACGGCGATACATTGTTAGGCGCCTGGCGCGGTATCAATCGTTTTTTCTACGACACTCAGCAGCCTGAATTGACTCCTTGGGAAATGCTTGGTTTTACTGTTCAACCAGATTGGTGGGAAATCACTTATGGTCCTGCACCGTACACATCTGACAACATGAACTTGTGGGACGACCTGGAACTGGGCCTTGTGAGAGATCCAGTAGGAGCTTACACCCTACCCGCTTATGCTAGACCCGGATTGACTTCTGTTCTACCAACTGGCACAGCCGGTGAGTTGTTAGCACCATTGGAGTCAGTGGTAGCTGGCTACAACACACAGTCATTCCAAAAGAGTTGGGCTCCTGGAGATGGCGGCCCTGTTGAAGCATCATGGTGGAACTCAAGTGATTATCCATTTGCAGCCATGCGACTGCTGGCACTCACTCGTCCAGCAAAATTCTTTGCACTATTTGCTGATAGAGACTTATACAAATACAGCACAGAATTTGATCAATATCTCTACAATGAACGATACAGATTAGATGCCAATGGAGTGCAAGTATATGGCGATGGCACCAGCAAAGCCAGTTACATCAACTGGATTGTGGATTACAATCGCATCACAGGCACCGACAGCACTGTGGCATTAGAAAAAGACCTACAAAATTTAGATGTTCGACTGTGTTACAGAATGGCGTCATTCTCAGACAAACAGTATTTGAAATTGTACACTGAAAAGTCCAGTCCAAAATCAACCAATGACAGTTTGCAAATTCCTCCAGAAAGTTATCAACTGCTGGTGTATAAAAATCAACCATTTGACAGATTGATCTACAGTTCAGTCGTGATTCAAGTTGTAGATGGCGGCTGGGCAGTTTTTGGCTACAGCACTGCAAGACCATTTTTTAACACATTGACCAGTATCCCAGTTGGGCAATTCCAAACATACAGTGTGGCCAGTAAAACTATCAAAGCCCCTGCCAATTACACAACCAACATCACTCAAATTCCTTACGGATTTGTGTTTACAACTGAATCAGCTGTGGCCAATTTCTTGTTGAGTTATGGAAAGTTTTTAGAATCACAAGGATTTGAATTTACCAATCAAATCAATGGCTATTTGATGACTTGGTCACAAATGGTATACGAATATATGTATTGGAGTCAACAAGGTTGGGGCACCGGCAGTTTGATCAACTTGAATCCATTGGCCACAGGACTTTCAGTTTTTAAAGAACAAGCAGTGGTAGATACTATTACATCACAAACTGCAGAACATGTTATCTTGGATCAGAATCGTAAAGATTTTCCTGTGCGCGATCTTAACATTGTGCGAGTTGACAATAACTTTACCATTCAGCCATTGAACAATCAAAGCCTGAGTTTTATTGACATGCGTTACACCAGCTTTGAAAGCATGATTGTGCTGGATAACGCCAGTTTGTTTGGAGATTTAATTTTTGAACCCGTAACAGGTGCTAGACAAAGCAGACTGTATCTATCTGGCACCACTACTACAGAATGGGATGGTAGTGTAAACGCCCAAGGATTTATTCTAAATCAAAATAACATTCCTGCATGGACTGGATTAAAAACTTATGCCAAAGGTGAAATAGTAACATACAAGGGCGCATACTGGAGTGCAGCCACAATTGTTCAACCCAGCGCCAAGTTCAATTACAATGATTGGAATCAAAGTGATTACACATTTATTGAACAGGGATTGTTGGCCAACCTTGCAAACAAAGCTGACCAACTCAGCAACAGCTATGACATCAACTCGGCTAACTTAATTGCTGACAATGACTTGTTGAGTTATGGATTGATTGGTTTTAGACCAAGACAATACATGGCAGCACTGAACCTTGATGACGTCAGTCAACTTAACATCTACAGAGAATTCCTTGGAACCAAAGGAACTAAAAATAGCACTGACTTGTTTGGTCAAGCCAAATTTAATAAAGAAGTTGCTGATTACAAAGTTTACGAAAACTGGGCAATACAACGCGGAGTGTACGGTGCCAATGCCAACCGCAGTTTCTTTGACTTACGTTTGAATCGTGCATTGTTATCCAGCAATCCTAGCTTGGTGCAAGTTGTGGTACCAAACGAAGCAAGCACCGCTGATCAACAAATTTTTCTTAGCGATGTATGGAAAAACAGTTTTCCGTTGACCACTACTGCATTGTTGCCAACCACTACCACATTGCCAACAGATATAGCTTTGCCTAATGCTGGTTATGTCAACATCGATGACGCTGATATCACAGTGTTTGACTTAGATGATCCTACAAATCTCAATGCCAATATAGATTCTATCATAGTTGGCACAAGCATTTGGGTGGCTAAAGTAAACAGCTATGATTGGAACATTTATCGTGCTGAATCTGTGCCAGGCACTATTCAGCACGTTTGCGATAATTTGAACGGAACCAGCAGAGTTATATTCAGTGGACAACATGGATTGAGCACTGGCGATCGACTGATCATAAGATTTTTTGACACCGAAGTCAATGGTGTTTACACAGTGTTGAGTGTTCCAAATTTAACCACAGTAAACATTGCATTAGATCTTGCAGGTGATCGCACAGTGGTCAACGGCACAGGCATTGGATTTACACTAAAAACCATGCGTGTGGATCAGGCCAGTGATATATTAGATTTACCTTATGCTCAGCAAATTTTACCTGGGGCAAAAGTTTGGGTAGATGATAACGGGCAAGGCTTGTGGGAAGTATTAGAAAAACAAAATCCATTCACTGATCGAACAGTACTGGCTCCTGTATTATTAGATGCCACAGAACAATACGGAGCATCTGTAGCACAAGCCACAAATCGAGCAGCATTGTTTGTTGGTAGTCCACGTTATGGATTTGGGACAGGTACTGCGACAGGCGGCATCTATCTGTATGTTAAAAATTACAGCGATCAGTACGTGCCAATCAGTCCTATTAGCAATCAAGACACTGTGCTCACATTAAACACCACAGGGCTACGTGGATATGGCAATGCAGTAGATGCTGGCAATCAAACATGGGCCATAGGCGGCGCAAGTGCCAGTTTAGGTCCAGCTCCGGCTGGATCACCAGCCAACAACGGATACGCTGTGGTGTTGTGGCGCGATCCTGCTGCTGGTATAGTTAACAGCAGTCCTTGGATACAATCACAGTTGTTGACCTTACCAGGCACAACTACTACCACAACACCGGGTGCTGGAGAATTTGGCTACAGCGTGGCCATGAGTCTTGACGAACGGTGGTTGTATGTGGGTGCTCCTGGGTTAAACACAGTGTATGCATATGGCCAAGTACAATGGCAAAATCAATTTTTGCAATACAAAGCCAATGGAACCAGCAATACTGCTGACATCAGCAATAACATACAAATTAACAATGCCAACCAGATTGTTGTAACCAAAAACAATGCAGTGCTGGTACTCTCAACAGATTACACAGTTGATGCTGGATTTACCACAGTAACATTTACATCAACTCCGGCAGCCGATGACATTATCAATATTTCGCGACTGTATTTCAAAGCATTTACCGCCAGTGGTGCCACATATTCGTTGTCGCCATACTTGTTTACGTTAACTGACATTTACTCATTCTCGGTCACAGTTGATGGGGTGTTACAACGTCCAAATATTGACTACACTTACTCTGCCGGTACTTTGACATTTTATAATATTCCCAGTGGTGGCGCAGCAATTGGAGTAACATCTCAATACTATTATGAGCTTGCTGGAACACTTACACCAACTGTGGCAGTTGCTGCTGGTGCAAGATTTGGTGCCAGCGTTCAGTGCAGTACTGATGGTCGACAAGTTATAATTGGATGCTCTAGTGCCACAGTTGATGGCTTGCTTGAAGCAGGTTCAGTATATGTGTTTGATAGAAACGTACAAAAATTCATTCGCCAAGATGACAGCTCTAACACTTATACTGTGTTAGGAACAGTGTCAGCTCCGGTTAGTGTGTTAGTCAACAATGCATTCTTAACCAATCAAACAGACAGTATTGTTGGCGCCGACGACACATTCTCGGTGTCGGGCAATAACATTACCATTAACAAAGATTTGTTTGTGGGAGATGTAATTGAAATTGAAATCAATCAGTTTGTTCAACAGCAATTGATCACAGAAAATGTTGTGGCTGAATACACAAACTATGGTCAAAGTTTAGACTTATGCCCATACAACTGTAGTTTGTATGTGGGTGCTCCACAAGATTCCAGCGTGGTTTGGAAAGGTGGCGTAGTTGAACGCAGTGTAAATCAATCACGAAGTTATGGCACAATTACTTCTACTATTGCCAACCCTAGTTTGACTGCTGGCCAAACTTTGCGAGTAAACAACATGGACATTGCTGTACCAGCCAGTCCAAACAACAATATAGCAGGTCTTGCTGCTGCCATCAATGGTGGCGAAGCAGGTACCAATACAGGTGCTCCTAATGCTACAGCAGTAGTTTCTACAGATGGCTATTTGACTATTTTTGTAACCAACACTGATGCTGCGCTTGAAGGTAACAAATTGCAAGTGGCACCTGGGTCTGTTGGTACAGTATTTTCTGCACTTGGGTTTAAAACTTTTGTCTATACACAAACTATTGAAAGCCCACGGCCAGTAGAGTTTGGTCAATTTGGTTACTCAGTGGCCATAAACGATACTGCATTAAATCTAGTGGTTGGATCACCCAAAGGCAGTTTGTATTTGCCAATGGTGTTTGATTACAACACCACAACACAAGAAGCAGGCACCACATTTGATGGCAACTCTACCACATTCTTTAGCCCTGTTGTACAATCTGGCGTGGTCTACACATATGACTATTTGCCTAGCAACAGTCTCAGTGTAGCCAACCCAGGCAAGTTTATATTTGGTCAACAAGTGGAAACTGATTCAGTGACTTATTTGGACCAATTTGGTTATGCAGTGAGTTATAACTCTGGAGTGCTGGTTGCAACAGCGCCAGGTGAAGATTTTGAAGATAGCACATTCAGCGAATACGGTGCTGCCTACTTGTTTGAAAATCCCACAAGACGTCTTGCATGGGAACCAATTGCCATTCAGCAGCCAGTGGTTGATATCAAGTTATTAACCAGTGTGTACATGTATGACAGAATCTCTTCTGCCAAGAGTCAATTCTTTGACTTCTTTGACCCACTGCAAGGAAAAGTATTAGGTGCTGCTCAAGAAAATATTGATTTTATCAGTGCTGTTGATCCTGCATCTTATAATGTTGGTCCAATTAACAACCGCGGCAACACCTGGAATGTCACAAATCTTGGTGAAGTTTGGTGGGATATCAGTACTGTGAGATTTATTAACCCTAACCAAGACAATCCAACTTACGCCAGTCGTCGATGGGGGCAAGTGTTCCCAGGTAGCAGTGTTGATGTGTATCAATGGATTTCTAGTACAGTACCACCTGCAAATTACACTGGAGTTGGTGTTCCATACAGCACTACCAGCTATGTGGTAAGCACTCGGTTGAATCAATCTGGAACATTTGTAACTGAATATTACTTTTGGGTACGTGGCATAACTGAAACTGCATCACAGTCGGGTAAAACTCTTAGTGTGGCCACAGTGGCATCTTACATTCAAGAGCCCAAAGCCAGTGGTATTAGTTATATTGCACCAATCAATTCTAGTACCATTGCAATATACAATGGCCTTGATTACATTGTAGCGTTTGACACTATTCTCAGTATTGAGTTTGATCAAACATTAACTGATGCAAATGTGCATACCGAGTATGAGTTGATTGCGCAAGGTGAAGAAGATGCATTCTTAACTGATAACTTGTATCGCAAACTACAAGACAGTTTTTGTGGAGTAGACACAGCTGGTAACAAAGTACCTGATCCAAATTTAAATTATGCTCAACAATATGGTGTGCAATTCCGTCCGCGTCAAAGTATGTTTGTGGATCGCTTCTTGGCACTAAAAAATTATATCCAACGTGCAAACGATGTGTTTTCTTTGTATCCTATAACAGAAAGCAGAAGTTTTGTTTTGCTTAATAGTGCAGAGCCAGAACCCACTTTGGCCAGTGGTGAGTGGGATTTGCGTGTGGCTAACTTGGAAATTTTGGGATTTCAAAATATCTATGCTGTACCATTAGGTTACAAATACCTTGTGGTCACTAACAGTTTGAATCGTGGCTTATGGACGATCAATGAAGTGCAAGCCACTATTACTGATCCGTCAGTAAGAGAGTTGGTGTTGAGTCGAGTGCAAAATTATGACACACGTCAATACTGGAGTTATGTAAACTGGTATAAACCAGGATACAATTCTAGTTCAACTGTTGTGGCAGAAGTTCCAAACTATGCCACACTAGCTACTCTTAGTGTGCCTATTGGATCTAGCGTTAAAGTAACTGCTAATGCACAAGGTAAATTTGAAATTTACCTGCGCACTGACACTGGGTGGGATCGCGTAGCACTTGAGGATGGTACTATTGAAATTTCTGCTGAAATTTATAACTATGCCTTGGGCAGATTTGGATTTGATGTTGAAGTGTTTGATGCACAGTACTACGATCAAGAACCAATAATTGAAACTCGTAAAATTATTCAAGCCATTAATGAAGAATTGTTTGTTGACGAGCTAAAAATTGAACGTAATAAATCTCTTACGTTGATGTTTAACTTTATTCTGAGTGAACTGCTGGCACCGGAATGGTTGATCAAAACCAGTTTGATTGATGTACAGCACAAAGTTAGAGATCTAGTACCATATCAAAATTACATTCGCGACAACCAAGACTTTGTGAGTGAGTACCTTCAAGAAGTCAAGCCGTATCATGTGCAAGTTCGAGCATTCAACTTGACTTATGATGGCGCTGATGACTATATGGGTAGTTTGACTGACTTTGATGTTCCAGCCTATTACAACACAGATTTAACCATACCACAATATGTAAGTCCAATTCTATTGCCTTACCAACATGCTACAGCTCAGGCGTTTAACACGCTTAGTGATACTGCACCTAACAGCACACTCTGGGCAGATTGGCCATACAGTCAATGGTTTGGCAATTATTTGCTACAAGTAGCATCAATTACTGTAACTGATCAAGGTACAGGATACACTATTGCACCGACCGTGGCAATTGTGCCTGCTGATGGAGACACTGGATCGGGTGCAGAGGCTGTTGCAGTGCTTAATTCTTTAGGCAATGTAGTATCTATAACAGTAACTAATCCAGGTTCAGGATATCGATCAACTCCAACTGTGGTATTCAGTGGTGGCAATGGCACAAGCGCCACTGCTTATCCTGTGATGTCTGGCTTGGGAAATGCCACCAATCAGGCAACCGGCAACTCAGAATTTTACAATTTAGTTCGTAATTTTAAAACAGTTATCAAATATGACCGGTATCAATATCAAACATCTATATTGACTTGGAGTTCTGACGGCACATATGAAAACGGCACATTGGTTAGATATGATAACCGAGTATGGCAAGCTGACAGCACTGATGGCAGTACCGCAGTGGTCGGTCCAGAATTCAATCTTGAAGATTGGATTCTAGTAGATGCAGCCACTCTCAGTGGTGTAAATCGTACCATGGGCTTTTATGTTCCAGGTGTAAACGAACTTGGCTTAGATTTGCAGTTATTGGTTGATGGCACCAGCTATCCCGGAGTACAAGTGTGGGGCGATTATTTCTTGGGCAGTGCGCCGGCAAGTCCTACTTTGGTATGTACCGCTACTGATGCAACAACTAACGAAATTACATGTGTTCAAACAGTGCGATTGTCACTCAATGATCCAATTAGATTTTACGGTACAGTGTTTGGAGGAATTGTAGCAGGCACAGTTTACTATGTCAACAGTATTGTTGATTCCACACATTTTACAGTTGCTCTGTCTCCAGATGGATTAACAGTTAGTTTGACCACTGCTACTGGTACTATGGTTGCAGATGTGCCAGAACCCTTAGATGCTACCTATGCCAGCAGTTTCACTGATCAATATCTTGGCCTGCGCCCAACAGATATCAATGTTGACGGCGGCGAGTTTATTGGTTCTTACGAAGGACATGCTCCAGAAGAGTTGGTTAACGGATCTGAGTATGACACACTAGATTTCCGTGTGTATACTCGTCCAGGTGCAGACTGGCTTAATCGCGGACATGGATTTTCAATTGGATCTTACAATTATGTCTATCAAGATTCTGCATTGAGATGGGATGACCTGGTGCAAAATCCTGTAAACATAGAAGTATCCAATGTTACTACAGATAGTGATCTCTCACCAGATGTAGACTATGTTGTGGACTGGGAAAATCAAACTATCTCAGCTATCACAGGTGGTGGCATTGCTACAGGTGATGTGATCAATATTGCTGCTTACGAAATGGGTGGCGGCAATCAATTGTTCCGTGGCAACTATAGCGGGTCAAATGTTAATGATTCTGTTGTGATTCCTGTAAAGGCAGACGAAATTTACGAACTGGTATTGTTTGTAAATGGCGAAAATGTGTCAGGGGCTACTTGGACTCCATACGCTAATAGCACACCATGGACTTACGAAAATTCGTATGCAGCACAAACTGTTGTTGAAGACAATAACTTGTACTACCGAGCGTTACAAGTAGTTCCGCCAGGAATTTTGATAGATGATCCACTGTACTGGGTAGCATTTGTTCCAGCAACAAAATCTATAGTAACATTTCCATACCCAATAGCCAGTGTAAAATATGCAACCACAGAAGCTTTGCCTGCTCCGTATGGCTATGTGTACAACAATGGAGTAAACGGAGTTGGCGCAACCTTAACAAACGCCAACATTTACGATTACTATTCTGTATTGACTATTGACGGTGTTACTCCATCAGTAGGAGATCGTATACTTGTTAAAAATGAAGTTGGCGCATATACCAATGATACTACTCAGAGTGCAACATTTAATGGAATATACACTGTTACTAGAGTTGGCAATAGTTTTGTTTCTTGGATATTGACTAGAGCAACAGATTTTGTAAACCCTCAGGACATTCCTAGTGCAGTCACTTTGGTTACATCAGGATCAACCAATGCCGATACAAGATGGGTGTGTGCATCAAATCCATCTATTTCTGTTGGAACTACAGAGATCAATTGGATTCCTTTTATAGGTAGTGCATCGCCATATGGTGCAGGAGATGGTATTTCTATTACTGCAATGGGCATTGAAGATCCGCAATACAGTTGGAGCACAGCAACCACACAATATCGCACAGTTACACTGTCTGACACGTTGACCAACAGCATCAATCTTGAAAATAGCATGCAAGGTACCAATGTAGCCAATCTTGTGGTCACGTTGAATGGCAAACGTTTGCAACCGCCCGAAGGTATTGAATGGACTGGCGATGGCACCAGTAGCAGTTTTGGACTGCCACAACGCGGCGGCGGCTATCCACAATCTGAAATTAATGCATACACTGACATTCAAGTATGGTTAGATAATGTATTACAGGTGCAAAACTATGGTTCAGTTGTTGGAGACTATTACGTGACCAACTACGATGGTAGCAATACTCCAGGTCGCCAGGTCATATTTTTTACACCACCTGCAGATGGGGCACAAATTTTAATATCAGTCAGCACCATTGCACAATATTCAGTGGCCACCGGAACAACAAACAGATTGTTAATTACGCCATTGATGAATCAAGGTGATCATCTTGCTATTACCAGTTGGAATGATACATCACAACAAGACATATTGACTTTGGTGTTTGTTGGCCCAGTCACTACAGGACTAACACTGGTTGAACCATACGATAGCACTGGATATAGTTTTCCTGATGCATCCCCTGTGAATGATACTCCAGGAAGTTATGATTTCAGCCTTGGTGTAGCCATTCCAGACAACGACTTTAATCTTGGCCGAGAAGGGTTACTTGCTGATAGACTGTGGGTCACACTTGATGGCAACAGACTGTATGCTGGTGTAGATTATGCTGTTCAAGGACAATATTTAATCTTAGGCTCAGGAGTTATTGGATCTGCACAGGTATTGGCAGTAACAGAATTTACTCAAAGTATTGTGCCAGATGCCATGGCATTTAGATTGTTCCAAGACATGCGTGGAGTTCAAACTACATTCCGCATTACGGCTTCAACAACTACCACTGTGACGCAAACAGTTTCTGCCACTGCTGACACAATCTACGTCACTGATGCTGCGGCACTTAGCGAACCCAATTTGAGTGCTGGTATTTTTGGTGTGGCCACAATTAATGGTGAACGTATCTTGTATCGTGAACGAAATCTTGCTGCAAATTCAATCAGTGGATTACAACGTGGTACTGCTGGTACTGCCGCAGCCACACACGCTGTGGGTGCTGAAGTGTATGACATGGGCATTGGTAATAGACAACCACAAGAAGATCAAAACTACATTGTGAGTGATACCAGTACAGGTGACGGGTCTACCACAATATTCTATGCGCCAACTATTGAATTTGATTTAGGCGACAGCTCTTTTGAGATTGATAGTATTGAAGTGTACGTTGGTGGTAATCGTGCTAGAAATGGCTACTATGCTGGACAGTTTGTGATTGGGCAAACGTATACAATTGCCAGCATTGGAAACACCAACTGGTATGCTATTGGGTTACCAAGCGATGTTTTCCCAGCGCCCGGTGTAGTGTTTACAGCCACAGGTGCCGGCACAGGCACAGGTGTAGCAGGCAATAGTTTGGCAAGTAATTATTACAAAGAAAGTGACTATGATCCACTAGCGATACAGTTCCTTACAGCCAGTGATTTGCCAGCGCCGGGTGCAGGTGTTGATGTGGTTATTTTGCAGCGCAGAGGTGTAACTTGGTATGCTCCAGGAACTAGCACTCCTAGCAACGGTCAGCCATTGCAACTCACTGACACAAATGCCGCAAGGTTCTTACGTGGATTATAACAAGGTAAATAAAAGATCATGTCAACTACTATGCCAAAACAGCCAGTAACTGCAAATTCTGAGCAAACTCAGCCCAAGCGTCCCAACGAGCAAGGATCGTTTTCCGTAGAAGCTCACGTGCGTATTTTTGACCCAAAAACACGCGAAGTTTATGTGGAGAAACGAGCATGATGATTACCCCAGGTTTAGCCCAAATTCAGGGATTTTTAAAAGTTTACGATCCCAACAATGGTGAAGTATTTGTAGACAAGAAAAACGCAATTCACTACGAAAACATATCAATTGCTATGGCTCAAGCTCTAAGCAATAGATTGGACGCAAATGGGGCAAGGTTGGGAGTTATCTATTCTATGGCATTTGGTAATGGTGGCAGCTCGGTAGACCCTACTGGTGTGATTACATATTTGCCCCCAAACACTGTGGGGCAAAATGCAGGGTTATACAATGAAACGTATGCAAAAGTTGTGGATGATAATTCAGCAGCTGACACTGATCCTGAAACCAATTACATGACAGTGCTACATACATCTGGCACTGTGTACACAGATATTTTAGTAACCTGCTTGTTGGACTACGGCGAGCCGCCAACTCAGCAAGCATTTGATAATTCGACTAATTTTAACGGTGAATATGTGTTTGACGAACTGGGATTAAAATCTTGGAACGGTAGTTCAACTGACTTACGATTGATCACTCATGTGATTTTCCATCCAGTACAAAAAAGTTTGAATCGTCAAATTCAAATTGATTATACTATACGTATACAGACACTGAGCAACATAAATGCCGTATAAATATAGAAAAATATAGGAACAAGGCGATAACCCATGGCATATACAATTAATCTAACAAACGGCACCACGTTTGCTACCATAACAGATGGTACTGTAAATCAGGCCAGTTCGATGACTTTGGTTGGCAAAAACTACGCTGGATACGGCCAGTTTTTAGATGACAACTTTATCCACCTGTTGGAAAACAGTGCTAATTCTACAGCACCTACTGCACCACTCACTGGGCAATTATGGTGGGATAGCACTAATACTTTGTTAAAAGTATATACAGGTGTGACTTGGACTGTAGTTGGTGGCGCTACAGCGTCAGCATCGGCACCTTCCCCAGTTGTGCAAGGCGATTTGTGGTATGACAATGTTAATCAACAGCTCAAAGTTTGCTCAGTAGCAGGTGCGCCAGGAACATTTATTGTGGTTGGCCCTGCTTACTCTAGTGCTCAAGGTACCTCAGGCGCTGTGCCAATTACCATCAGCGATGGATCTACAGGCTATATTGTAACAGGACTATATGCTAACAACAACTTGGTTGGCATTATTAGCGGTGCGTCTGACTTTGTGCCAGCTGGCAACAGTTCTAGTTATATCACAGCATTTCCTAAAATTTACAAAGGCTTTACAGTTTGGAACACTGGCAACAACAGCGGCAACATTAGTAATCCAGGTAACATTACTATGGCTGTGGCTGGCAGTGTGATTGAAACAGTAGCCAGCACAGGCGTTTTTGTTACTGGATTGATCAGCGCCACCGGCAACGTTACTGCTGCCAACTTTGTTGGCAATGTGATTCCACCAGCTGGCGGATCAGTCAGTACTACAGGTAATATCACAGGCGGAAATCTGTTGACCAGTGGAATAATGTCTGCTACTGGTAACGCTACTGGTGGCAATTTAATTACTAGCGGTCTAGCCACAGTTACCGGCAATATCACAGGTGGCAATGTTAATGCAGGTATTGTTTCAGCATCTGGCAACGTACAAGGTGGTAATTTACGCACTGCTGGATTGATCTCTGCCACAGGCAATATCACCGGCGGCAATGTGTTGTTTGGTTCAGGTATTGTGAGCGGTACTGGAAACGTAATTGGCGGCAATGTGTTGTTTGGTTCAGGTATTGTGAGCGGCGTAGGAAACATTGCTGGTGGATACATTTTTGGCAATGGCAGTCAACTTACTGGTGTTAGCGCCGCAGTTTCTGTGTCTAAAATTGAAAACGGTTTATCTGTGGCAAACATTGGGACAAGTGGAGGCAACTTGGCTATTACCATTGGTAGCACTTCCAACGTAATGGTTGTGGCCACTACTGGTATTATTGTTACCGGACTGAGCACCCCAAGCATTGAGAAAACCGGGTCAAACGCTGTGGGAAATATTGGTTCAGCCAGCAGTTATTTTAACAGATTGTTTGCTACCGCTACCACAGCCTTGTACGCTGACGTTGCAGAACGTTTTGCAGCTGACGAAGAACTAGCCCCAGGCACAGTGGTTGAACTAGGCGGCTCTGCGGAAATTACCAGATCCAAACAAGATTTAAGTGAAAATGTGTTCGGCGTTATAAGTACTAATGCAGCTTACCTAATGAATGGTGGCGCTGGAGAAGACAACACGCATCCACCAGTTGCAATGACTGGCCGTGTTCCAGTGCAAGTAGTTGGCGTAGTGCGCAAAGGTGACAGATTGGTATCAGCAGGCAACGGTGTTGCTAGAGCTGCTCAACCTGGTGAAGCCACAGCATTTAATGTAATTGGACGAGCACTGGTTGACAAACTCACCCCTGGTCCAGGTACAATAGAAGCAATTGTAACTATAAAGTAATCGGAACTAACAATGACATATTCAAGTGGCGGATTAATTCAAGCAACAGACTTTAACGGGTTTGTGAGCACTGGATCTCCAAATATTAATAATATTTGGAGCACAGGATCAACCGACAGCGGCTGGGGGCAAACTGCCCTAAGTACAGTAAGTATTGGCGGCACTGTGACTGCTACAAACTGGGCCAGTTTGGTCAATACACTTGCTAGTATGGGCAGCCAAACAGGCACAACTATTACTTCTCGATCTGCTCCTACCGCAGGACAAACTATTAGTGTGTTGGCGGCTGTGGCCACCGACATTTCAAGTTGCAATACCAATCGCGCCAATGCCGCTGCTGTTGGCTCAACCAGTACCACTTGGACTGGCGCAGCCGCCAAAACTACTACGACTGGCACAGGCACTGCCGCCTGGACTATCACTTGGACTCAGACAATAACTTTCCCATCGGCCGATCAAGCTAGATATTTTTACAATGCAGGCGGCAGAGTTTATTTGACCATGAACAAATCATCTACTGGTCTAGATAGCGACGCAGACTGGAACACATTCATTGGCAAAGTAGGCACAATAAGTGTTACTGGTATTGCTGGATCCAAAACCCTAGCTGGCGTTGCGTATACAGGAACCACAAGAACAGGTGGCACAGGTGGTACTCAAACTACACTATCCACAGCCACAGGTTGGTATGCGTTGACTGCTGGTGCTGCTGCAACTACCATATTCCAGTTGAATGATGACTTATCGGTCTATACTGGTGACACAGTCATTGTAACTGCTGCAAAAAATGCCGGCGCAACCACACTGACTTTAACTACAACATGGAACAGTACTGCTAGAGCAGGCGCAGGCCAAAACACTCAAATTTCAGGTGGTACCGATACTACTTCACCGTTCTCGTCATACGGAACAGCACCCACAGTGCTTTGCCGATTTGTTCCACCATCAACAACTTATCTAACCAATAGCTGGGGCACACCCACTGTGGCAAGCTCAGTAGCTTAACCTAAAGGGGCTGCTGCCCCTTTACTTTTTCTTGTATATCCTGTACAATCGTAACATGAACACTGACGATTTAATTTCGCACAGCCGTGCTCGCTTTGATCACGTGGCTGCCAAACGCATACTCCGAGAGAAGTACGAAGCCCGAATGATATTTGCACATGCAGGAGGTATGTGGCGTGCCGGACCTGAACTCATAATTATCCTGGCCACTGTGCCTCCAGGTGATGCAGTGCTATTGGATTTGTATGAAACTCCTGTACAAGTACGGTCAGAAGAACTGCGCGGCTTGGCCATAACTCGCTGGCAAGAGCAAATGAATGCTTGGTTGATAGAACACAACGAACTCAGCACCAAACGATGACTACCGGCGCACTAATCTTTGCTTTTGATACCAAACACACACGCTATCTTGACATGGCAGCCTTCTGTGCTGAACGTGTTAAACAGTTTCTCGACATTCCGGTAGCAGTGGTCACAAACAATCCTGCTGCCAGCGATGAATCTGTGTTTAATCAAGTGATATATGCTGATCCACTAGGTGAAAACTCACGCTGGTTTGGTGATATACAAGATCATGTACCTTGGCACAACAGCAATCGAGTAGATGCATACAATTTGTCGCCCTGGGATCAAACTCTAGTGTTAGACGCTGACTTTGTGGTCAATAGTGAAGATTTAAAAGCGGTTCTCGACAGCTCACAAGAGTTTATGTGCTTTCGATCGGCATTCAATCTTGCTAGACCAGAGGAAGAATTTTTGAACACTTTTGGCACATACCGGTTTCCCATGTACTGGGCCACTGTGATGATGTTTCGCCGATCAAATACAGCACAGTACATATTTGATGCCATGCAGATGATTCGTGAGAACTGGACACACTACAGAGATCTCTATCACATTGCACAGCCCACATACAGAAATGACTATGCACTCAGTATAGCACTGGGTATTGTGAGTGGGCAAACACTAAAAGTAGATGCAATACCTTGGGGCATGCCCAGTGTGGTACCCGAAAACAAACTAACGTTTGATAATGAAACGTTCTGGAATATTGAGTATCAAGATGCACAAGGCAAATGTAAAACAGTCTCAATTGTTGGACTGGACTTTCATGCCATGGGCAAAAGAGATTTAGGAGTAATAGTTGAAACCCATAGAAGAACAAGGCTATGTGATACTAGCCTTGAACACGCCCCAAGTTGACTACTTGGATTGTGCTAGAACACTGACAAAAACAATTAAACAGTGGAATCCTCACGCCAGTGTTTGTTTGATCACGGACAAGACTCATGCCAACGACCCACTGTACAATCACTATCGTGTGATTGACAATGTTGACCGCGATAACTTGTATGCAAACGACTGGCAAGTGTTTTTTAATTCGCCATATCGTGAAACCATCAAGCTAGAAGCAGACATGATGATTGCCAGTTCAATTGATCACTGGTGGACTATGTTTAGACACAGAAACGTTGTGATTAGCACAGGCTGTAGAAACTGGCGCGATGAAGTTAGTACAGCAAGACACTATCGCAAGGTGTTTGATGCTAACCACTTATCAGATGTGTACAACGCTATTACCTATTGGCGGCTGAGTGAAACAGCACGTGACTTTTTTGTGTTAGTGCGTGACATATTTGCCAACTGGACAGAGTTTAAAAAGTTGATTAAATTTCCCGAAGATGTGCCCAGCACTGATCTTGTGTATGCAATGGCAGCAGACATAATTGGTAGAGAACTAGTGACCATGCCATTTGCAACATACCCACGGATTGTGCATATGAAACAAGCACATGCTGGTACAAAGACACAGCAATGGACCAACGAACTGGTGTGGGAAATGGATCCCATGCGTATACAGACTCAAGCACAATGGGGTGCGTTCCACTATCATGCAAAGGACTGGCGTCATGACACCTGAAGAGTTTTGGAATATTTTACATTCTGCGCCCGAGCCGTTACCAGTATTCTATCGCTTGTATTACAATGATGCAGGCGAACCTGTTTGTTACAGCATGGAACACCTGCTAGGTAATTACATTGACATTGACGCTGAAACATTTGGCCTAGCACCTGCCAACGTGCGTGTGGTAGACCGCAAGCTCAAATACATTACTGTACGCACATCAGACAAACTTGTGCCCGGCAACACAGGTACACCATGCCACCCGCAAAATGTTGCGGTCGTAGTCACTCAACACGGAACACATTGGAGCAAACAAACACATGGCCTTGAATCAAATTGACATAGCAGACCTAGACTGCATATACTTGACGTATGATGAACCACAACGAGAAGAATTTTGGATCAAGATTAGGAATATGGTGCCTTGGGCACGAAGGGTGGACGGTGTTCTGGGGAGCGATGCGGCTCACAAAGCGGCAGCCCAAGCGAGTGGTACGGATAGATTCATTCTCATCGATGGCGACAATCTCCCCGATCCGGCGTTCTTTAATCAAACACTTGTTTTTCCTAGCAAAGAATATGAGAGTGCTGTGTTCCGGTGGCGGGCACGTAACCATATCAATGGACTGATGTATGGCAATGGTGGCCTGAGTTCATGGACCAAGGAACATGTGCAGAACATGCGTACACACGAAGCCACAGACGGCACAGCAGAAACACAAGTGGAATTTTGTTTTGATCCCTTATACTGGCCCATGTATGACTGCTATTCAACCACATACCCTAATCAATCCCCATTCCATGCGTGGCGTGCAGGCTTTCGTGAAGGCGTTAAAATGTGCTTGGATCGTGGACGCAAGCCTACTACAGCAGAGTTCCAGGACCGAGTGCATCAACGCAACTTGGATCATCTAACCATTTGGCACAATGTGGGTGCTGATGTGGAACACGGCTATTGGGCCATGGCTGGCGCACGCCAAGGCACGTATATGACCATGCTTACTGCCTGGGATCATACTCTAGTGCAGAACTTTGAAGCCTTGGCTGAACTGTGGCGAACAGTTGAAACTTCGGAGCCTAGACTGCTTGCTGGACGACTGGCAGAAGAATTACACACACAATTGGGCTTGCCCATGATTGTGATGGAAGCAGAACAAAGTGAATTCTTCAAGAAGCACTACAGATCTAATTGGCACAATTGTGGCATTATGACACGTGAAATTGATGTTATTAGGCAGCAAGAAGGTTGGTAATGGAAAAGAAACTGTTGTTAGATGGATGCAGTTTTACATATGGCCTTGGCTTGAAAAAAGAAGAAACCTTAGAACAGCACTTCATTGAAAATGGTTATCAAGTGTTGAATTTATCTCGACCGGGCAAAAGCAATCATGCCATTGCGTTAGATGTTTATAATCACATTGATGAAGTTGATGTTGTTGTAGTGGGCTGGACATACAGCTCACGCTGGCATTTAAAATATCACGGCGACAACATTGATTTGTTAGCCACACGACTGCAAATAGAATTACCTTACACCATTGATAGTGGTGCAATTGAGCAAAGCTATCAAGACCTGCATCGATCGTTGTATAGTTTGTTTGATTCAACACATTGGGATCAGACCAGCGACATGCTAGTAGATACCACACATGCATTGGCACAGCAAAAATCAACTGTTTTTTTCAGTTGGGAGCCAAGAGATACACAATGTTCTTTATATTATCCCCATATACCAGTATCGCTTCGTTTGCCTTGCGGGCATCTCAATGCTGATGGAACCACATACTTGTTTGACAACTTAACTGCAAAATTAACCCAATGACCAAAGGCGATCAAAGCAAATTTATGAGCTCTGCAGAGCAGATGAAACAGGATCTAGGACCTGCACTATGCCTTGCCAAATGGAAACAGGTCAGTTTGCACTTGCCCACAGGACTCAATAACTCCTGTTACCATCCGCCACTGCACAAGATACCTGTAGAAAATCTTGCCACAGACCCAGGATCCTTGCACAACACGCCGCACAAGAAAGCGCAACGTGTACTGATGTTACGGAACGAAAAGCCCTCTGAGTGTCAGTATTGTTGGAATATGGAAGCGGAAAACAAACTGAGTGACAGACACTATCGTTCAGGCGAGCCGTGGGCGGCTGTGGACTTTGAACGCATAAAGAATTCAACAGGAGAAGAAAATGACGTTATCCCTAGCTACGTTGAGGTTAATTTTAATAATGTGTGTAATCTCATGTGCAGTTATTGTAGTCCGCAATTCTCTAGCAGCTGGCAACAAGAAGTGGATCGATCAGGCGGCTACCCTACTGCTCGTGTTCACAATGATCCTGGGCATTTTGTTGGAGATCGCAGGGTACTTCCGGCTAGAGAGCATAACCCTTATGTAGATGCATTCTGGGCGTGGTGGCCCACACTGTATCCAGAACTCATACACTTCCGCATGACTGGCGGCGAGCCTTTACTGGACAAGAATACCTACAGAGTGTTTGATCATGTATTAGCTAACCCCAGCCCCAAACTGCATTTAAATGTTACATCAAACTTTTCAGTAGATGAAAAGTCATGGCAGAAGTATCTCGGCTATGTAAAACAACTGTGTGACGGCCGCATAGAACACTTCATGCAGTATGTGAGTCTAGACGGCTGGGGCTCTCAAGCAGAATACATGCGTCACGGCATGGACTTTGATTTGTTATGGGATAGAGTAAATCAATTCCTAACTGAAGTGCCTAGTTACAATAGCTTAACATTTATTGTTACTATGAACAACTTGAGTGTGACCAGCTTGGAAAACTTGTTTGCTGGCATCTTGGGCCTGCGTAACACATACTCTAAGACCTATCAGCGTGTGTGGTTTGATACACCTGTGTTACGCGAACCTGCTTGGCAGAGCTTGCAGATTCTGCCCGAAGCCTATGCTGATCGGCTGGACCACTTGTGGGCTTGGATGATACGCCAAAGCGAAACACCCGACGATCCATTTCACGGATTTAAAGACTACGAAATAGCACGTTTAGATAGAGACATTGCGTGGATGCGAGCAGGCCAAAGTCAAGATCATTCCCAAGCAAAGGCAGACTTTTATAGATTCTTTCAAGAACACGACCGCCGCAGAGGCACTGACTTTCTAAAGACCTTTCCTGAAATGAAATCTTGGTGGGCAGAATGTGAATATTGGAGTCACCGTTAATGTTTTATCTTGACGCTTGCACTGAGCTCACTGAGTTCTTGCACCCTTATGCTGATGAACTGTATTATGAATTTGAAAAACTTCCAGTGGTGCCCGGAGCCACTTATTTGATAGGCCGCGAGCAACTGCGGCTCAATGGGCATCGCGTGAGAAGCATGTGCGAGCAATGCCAAATTATATTTGCCAATCCTGCAGAAGGTTCAGAAACTTTGTTATGGCATTTAAGAAAATATGGCATTGAAGATCTAGTGCTGGATGGCCGAGTTCAACTGATAGGTGGTGGCCGCATGCCTCCCGAATACAATTGCATGCTGTTTGAACATTTTCTAACTCAACCGTTTAGATATGAAGAAAATAAAGAAGCCTGTAAACGCACACCTGAAATCTTTTCTAAAACTGCTAAACCCTATTCTTTTTTGTGCCTAAATGGTCGCGGTCGCCCACATAGATGTGCTATACTAAACCAGCTGGAGCAATTGGGCCTACTTGATGGTGCTCTTTGGACCAACCTTGATGATTATCTAAGGCCAATTCGACTGTTACCTTCCTATTATGAAGTTGATAGATATCACGGCACTACTGTAGAAACAGGTTATGTAAAAGCACAATTATTCAATAACGAATGGGGAGAAATTTACATTAAACCTGAACCATATATTGACACTTATTTTTCAGTAGTTACAGAAACTGTTTATAACTATCCTTGGAGTTTGTTTTCAGAAAAAATGTGCAAACCACTTGCTATTGGACACCCGTTTATTGCAGTGGCCAATTACGGATTCTATCGTGATCTTCGTGACCTTGGATTTCAAACGTTTCACAGTTTGATTGATGAAACATTTGATCAGTTAGATAACAACCAGGATCGTATGGATCGTGTGATAAACTCTATTAAAGACTTGTGCAGTCAAGATCTTGGGGCTTTTATCCAGGCCGCAGAACCCATTTGTAAATACAATCAACAGCATCTTCAAGAGTTTGCTCAACAGCACATGGACGAGTTGCCTGCAAGATTCTTTCAATTTATCAACTCATCCACATGAACGATTTAGATTTTAAACACACAGTACTAGACAATCTCTCAGCCAGTTTTTGTGCAGCAAAATGGTATAACGCAACCATCTGGTTAGGAAGTGGACAGACCACAAGCTGTCATCACCCGCCAGCCCATTTGATCGACAGTGATAAAGTCAGCATCAACCCTCGGCTATTGCACAATACTGATCAAAAGAAAGAAGATCGTCGCAAGATGATCAACGGGGAGCGTCCCCCTGGCTGCGAGTATTGTTGGAAAATTGAAGACATGGGCCGCGATGCCATTTCAGACCGTGTGTATAAATCACGGATATATCCTATAGAGGCATTAGATGAAGCTAGAAATACACCATATACCAAAGACGTCAACCTCCGTACACTTGAGATCGCTTTTGATCGTACTTGTCAGTTTGCTTGTAGTTATTGCAATCCCGCTTTTAGCAGTACTTGGGTACGCGATATCAAACGGAATGGACCATATACCCAATTGGTATCCGATGGTAGGAACCATTTTACTCACGCCCATGATAGCGCACAATTATATGAGTATGGAGAAAGCAATCCATACATTGATGCATTTTTTAAGTGGTGGGAATCGGATCTACATCGAACCCTGCAAGAGCTCAGAATCACCGGTGGTGAGCCCCTCATGTCAGGACATACTTGGAAGCTCATTGACTGGTTTAAAACAAATTCGGGTAAGAGTTCAACACGCCTGGCTATCAATAGCAACTTAGGCACAGACGTCGACATTGACCGCTTGCTGTCCAGCACAAAAGGCATGGCAATTGACATATACACTTCAAACGAAGCTGTAGGCACTCAAGCAGAATACATACGCGATGGCTTGGTCTGGGCGGACTGGATGCACAATGTAGAACGCTTGTTAAGTTCCAAGCAGTTCCGCGGCATACATGTGATGTGTACCATTAATGCACTGTGCTTGGATAGCCTAGATCAATTGCTAGACCGCATAGTGAAATGGAAGCTGGAGTATGGACGTGATGCTATATCATTTACATTAAACATATTGCGCTTTCCATCATTTCAATCGCCATTGGTGCTGCCTGATAATATACGCACTCGCTATAGAGATCGATTGGCTAACTTCATGGTGCGACACAAAGGTTATTCTTACTTGCACGAACACGAAATCAATCATCTACAAAGATTAATTGATTATTTAGACGTAGTGAAAACTCCGCACTCAGACGCATTTGATCGGCCCAAGCTGTTGAATGATTTTAAACAGTTCTTCTCACAGTACGACCAGCGCCGTGACAAAGTCTTTGTCACAGCATTTCCCGAATTAAAAGAATGGTACGATGAGCTATAATTACAACTCAACTGATCTAGTAAGACCCACAGAATTAACAGAACGTGAAGAATTCTTATTAAAAGAGTCTAAGACATTTTGCATTTATCCGTGGATACACTTGCATGCTTATCCCACAGGCGAAGCATATCCCTGCTGTCACGCTGAAATGAAGCCCGGAGTGGTGGGTAATTGCCGCACAAATACCTTAGAAGAAATATGGACAGGCAAGCCCATGCAGCGACTACGTGCAGATATGTTGAACGAAACCCCACATGCTGCTTGCACACGCTGTTATGAGCAAGAAGAATCAGGATTCTTTTCCGGACGTAAATCAGCTAACAAGCATCACGGGCATCACATAAAGAAGCTGGATCAAAATCCTTTTGAAATGACCTACTGGGACATTCGTTTCTCAAACCTATGCAACTTAAAATGCCGTAGCTGTGGGCATATCTTTAGTTCACAATGGTATCAAGATCAAGCCAAGTTGGCAGGCGGTGACTGGAAAGCTCACAACTCAGTGCTAAACTACGCAGGGCGCACAGAAACAGACATGTGGGAACAGCTAGAGCCTCATTTGGACTATGTAGAACAAATCTACTTTGCAGGCGGCGAACCCTTGTTGATGGAAGAACACTACCGTATTCTGGAAGAACTAGTAAAGCGCGAGCGCTTTGATGTCAGACTGATATACAACACAAACTTTACACATACTGATTTAAAGGGCCGTTCAGTATTTGAATATTGGAAACAGTTTGCGAGTGTAGCAGTGGGCGCCAGTTTAGATGATCAACATGATCGTGCGGCCTATATACGAAAAGGAACTGATTGGCATCAAGTTATAGCCAATCGCGCCAAAATGATTCACGTGTGTCCCAATGTAGACTTTTATATTTCGCCCACACTTAGTATTATGAATGCAATGACATTGCCTGATTTTCATCAGCAATGGACAGAAGTGGGATTGATTCGAGCACAAGATCTAAATGTGAACATCTTGCAAGATCCTGCACACTATAGAATAGACATTGCTCCTGCGGCGTACAAACAACAGTTAACAGCAAAGTATCGCAAGCACATTGAATGGTTGCGCGATCAAGACCCCTTAGGTCGTGCCACACAAGGCTTTGAATCAGCCATTACATTTATGATGGCCACAGACAACACACACTTGATTGATACATTCTGGCGCAAAACACATGAGCTTGATGTGATAAGAAATGAAAACATATTGGACACAATCCCAGAATTACAGGCACTAAAATGAATATACCACACGATCAATTTTGCGTATTGCCTTGGGTTTCGTTAGAAGCTTCTCCCATTGGCACAGTACGACCATGTTGTTTAGCAGATGATGAGTTATTGGATGATGAGGGCAACAAGTTCTCATTGCTAACAGCTGACTTTGCGAGCATACAAAACTCACAAGCAATGATTCAACTGCGTGAAGAATTTTTAGCTGGAAAAAAACCACAAACATGCCGCAAGTGCTGGATGGAAGAACGAGCAGGACGCACAAGCAAACGCATGCATACCTTGGACAGAATGAAGCACATGGGCATATCAGGTGAGTGGACTGCTGATGCCAAGCCCTTGATGTTCCTGGATTTGAAGCTGGGCAACATCTGCAACTTGAAATGTCGTATATGCGGATCATGGTCATCAAGTCAATTTGCCACAGAAGAGCTTGCTGACATGGGAGTGGAGCAGGATCGAAAGAAATCATTTCCCTATCAAATGCTACGTGCTGGCGCTTGGCCCAGAGAAAATCTATCATTTTGGCACGAAATAGATGCCTGTTTAAATGACATACGCTACATTGAATTCACAGGTGGCGAGCCATTTATGATTGATCAACATTTTGACATGTTGCAGGGCATTGTGGATCGCGGAATTGCACATCAAGTTGAAATACATTACAACACCAACGGCACACAATGGCCTGCACGTGGTCCGGACATTTGGCGACATTTTAAAACAGTAGAAGTGGCGTTCTCTATAGATGATTTGGGTGCCCGTTTTGAATATCAACGTACCAATGCAGACTGGGCAGTGGTGCTGGACACAATCACAAGTTTTCAATACCTTCGAGATCAGTTACCAAACTTGCGTTTACAGTGCTGTTCAACCGTGAATGTGTTCAATGTGCGGTATATTGATCAACTGGCGCATTGGATAGCACTGCAACGTTTTGACTTTGTGTACTGGAATATCATGCATGACGCCTGGTACTTTTCAATTGCCACGCTGCCAGATTCTGTCAAGGCTGCTATTACACAACATTTGCGCACAGCCGATGTGCCTGCGCGGTATCGTGTGGAATTTGATAGAATCACGGATTTTATGAATAACGGTGCATCAACAGATGGGTTCATGACCAACATGAAGATCCGTGATTTGGATCGCAAACGCCAGCAAAATCTACGCACAGTAGCACCAGAATTGGCTGACATTTTAAACTATGACTACGACCAAACTTAAACTGTTGCATCACCCAGATGACTATGTGAATTTTGCACAAGGTGCTATTGCTCACCTGGTGCTGCCGCATTTTGATCTAGTGGAATACACGCCCGATACCAATTATAATAGTGCAGACACAGTGATCTTAACAACTTTTTGGCGAGCCAAGACACCAGACACAGCGTGGTGGCGGTCTTTTCAACAGCAGGGATTTCGCATAGTAGTAGATCATTTGTACGACAGTGATGTAGATACTGTGAGCAGACGGATCAATCCACTCCAGCTGGAATTGCGCTGTGGCAATTGGTTGTGGTATAACAGTGCCTTGGCCAGTGAGCAATTTGGATACAATCAATATCAGCCGCAGCGTGATGTCAAATATTCATTTATCATGTTAATGAACAAAATACGCGAGCACAAAGATCGCGTGGCTGCTGAACTGGCGACGTTATTGCCGGCTGCCAGATGGAGTTATGTTGAACGCGGTCAACACATTGGTGATCCTGAAGAAAACAATCCCAGTGTAATTTGGCATCTGTACATGAATCCCAACTGGTATGACACTGCTGCATTTTCAGTGGTGGTAGAAAGCTGGATGCGCACTGATCGATGGGTGCATGATTCCAACAATTACAGAACAGAAGTAAGCGAAAAGATTTTTAAACCCCTGGCATTTTATCATCCATTTGTGTGCTATGGCAGCGAAGGCACCTGCAGATATCTACAGCGCGAAGGGTTTGAAACATTCTCAAATCTCTGGTCAGAAGAATATGACACAATATTAAATGACAATCAACGCTTCGAAGCAGTGACGCCAGTGGTGTTTGACGCAGTAAAGAATTACAGTTCAGGCCGGTATGATGCGCTAACTGAACAGAAACTCCGGCACAACAAACATCATTACTTCAACACAGCCTTAATTCATCAGCGTTTCCAAACAGAAATCATTGATGTGATACAGGAGTTTGTGTGATAGCTGTGTGCGGTGACAGTTTTTGTGTGCCCGACCCAGACTACGGACCAATGTGGGTGGATCTGTTGGGTCAGCAGTGTGATCTACACAACTACAGTGAGCGCACCGCCACTAACCTGCTGATAGCACGCCAAGTGGATCAAGCTGTCAGAGACAACGCTGAGTTTATAATAGTGCATTTCACCAGCTGCACACGCGGAGAAAAGCCACATGCTGGCCGTTATGTGCCGTTCAGCTATCACACTGCCAGCGAAATTACCACGCCATTTGACTCAAATGCTTTGAGAATTCTAAAAGAATACTACACAGAGTTCTTTGATTTAGATCTTGCTATATATCAAAACGCCATCACAATAGAACACACCCTGAACCGATTGGTGCAGAGTGGCCGGCCATTTAGATTTGATCAGGGCGGGTTTGAACACTCAAGCTATGGCGGCACAGGGCAGTATTTTGCACAGTACACGCAATATCGCAGTCGATACAACTTGTGGGATCATGTGACCACACGCAAGTTCCGTCCGTACTATCACATAACAAATGATCAGACACATACACAAGTGGCTGAATACTATGCACAGGAAATAGCAAAATGAAAAAGATACTGGTATGCGGTGCAGGCGGATTTATTGGCACACATCTTGTGCGCAGCCTGCGAGCACAGGGCCATTATGTAATTGGCGCTGATTTAAAGTTTCCGGAGTTCTCAATCACTGAGTGTAATGAATTCCATCAAGTGGATCTTCGCAATCAACGCAGTGTCACACGCTTGATCAAACGTGACATTGATGAAATATATCAGCTGGCAGCAGACATGGGCGGTGCAGGCTATATCTTTATTGGGGATAATGATGCGGACATCATGCACAATTCAGCTATAATTAATTTGAATATTCTGCATGAAATGACTTTTAAGAAAATACCCAAAATCTTTTACTCAAGTTC